TGATATAGCAGTGTAAACAATATGGTAATGGCGAGGTGCAAATGTGAGGCTAAAGTGGAATAAAATTGAGATTGTGATAGAGGTCAATGGTAGAAAAATGCCCCTATATCTATATTCGCCTAGAATCGATGGGGTGACGTGGGGGGATGCGGTTGGGTTGATTCTATTTTGCTCTTTTTTCGCCCTAGTTAGTTTAGAATTTTATAGTTATGCCGTTGTTATCCATTTGATTGGTTGGGTTATTTATGCCCTGACTATACGCCATTTCATTGAGGAAATTAAGAAAGACGGCGATTATAGAAGCCAATGGGAAGATGCCATGTTTTTCATTGGCGATCAGATACTTGTTGAAGTTTTATTGATTGTTATAGCATCTTGCTTGTGGCAGATAATGTTTATACTACTCTTATTTATTGATGGCTGATGGTGTTGAGCTTTTTATTGTCTACCTAATTCATGACAAACGTCACCTATCAAAACCCTGTATAGTTTGCTACAATCAAACAAACTTAACAGGAGGTGCTAATATGTTCGATTGGATTTTGTACTATCTCGGTTTAATCCCAGATGTAAATGGCAATTACTGGGCAGGCTAAAAATTAAAGGGCTGTTATCCAAATGGGTAACGGTCTTTTTTTTTATTGCATCCCATACCTGGTTTATGCTACAATGACCTTGCAAGGATACTTCTCAACACTCCCCCTTTTAACTCCCCCCTCAACTGGCACGACATACGACTGGCAAGAAAATGATCATCTATCCCCAGATGGTCATTTTCGCGTATAGTACCTTTTGGTGTTGACAGTTTGCATTCTAATAGTTTATAATCTTATCAGTTGAGACAATAAACCAGACAAAAGGAACTAGAAATGAAAAAGCAACATATGGGAATCAGCTACACAGTTTTACAGAATGGCAATGGTCAATACGAAGTTGTTATCGGCAAAGCTTATTACATCGTTGAGGATGCTGAACTGGTTAGCTTAGTTGCTCAACAAATTATTGAAAGTGGCGAGTTTTAATCAAATTAGAAAACAGGAGAAATAACAATGAAAATCATCACGCAGGAACATTTAGCAAGTAATCTGATTAAAAATATGCTTGACCAGCTCTATCTAGAATATGAAATGAGCGGTTTGGCATTTGACCACGAAAATGGTAGTAGCTTTGATGAATATGTCTGGAATCGTTTGCAGGATTTGGGTCAAGCTACATACGAGGCCATCGGCGAAATGTACGGCGACCTAGACAGCGCAATTAATGAGGTGATGGAATGAGCAAAGTTTGTAACTGTCCAGCATACCCGTTCCCGCATCGGCCAAACGGAGGCAAATGTGCGGGAAGTATTCAAAACTACTGGCTGAATCATTGTGATGATTGTGCTAATGGTACATGCGAGAATGAAGCGCATGAAAACGTAAAGACATATGCCTATTGGCAACGATGGCTTAATGACCCGTCACTGACAGCGGCGGAAAGGAATTTATAATGCCTCCACAAACAATGAGCGAAAAAAACAAAATCGGAATGCAACGAAAAACAGCCGCTTATGACCTGCTCAAAGAATTGGCGCAAAAGTGCGGCATTATGCAACATGGCCGGGATGGTCATGGGTATGATGAAATGATCGGAATGTTGGAAAGTGGGGATTTTGAATTAGAATTTGTGAGTAAAAATGACCCGCATTAACTGCATTGAACCAAGCCGCTTAACATCCAAGCATTTACTTGCCGAATACCGCGAGATGTTACGTCTGCGCCATGCGCGGCCACGTCAGACGGGTGTAAGTAGCTATAGGCTAGGTAAAGGTCATGTTTTGTTCTTTTACGATAAGGGCAGCTACCTACTGCAACGGCATGGGCAACTGCGTGATGAAATGAAACGGCGCGGCATGTCGCCAAACTTTGAGCTTGACCTTTCCTCATGGCCGCAATGGGCAATGGGAGATTGGATACCCGGTATTGATGCTCAGTTGCAAAACGTGGCAAGAATTATTAATAGATTAGCTAATGGGCAGGAGAAATGAAAATGTTAGAAAAATTTGAAGATTTGAAAGGGGAAGTTTTAGCAAGTGTTAAGAATAAAGAGAATGGGGAATTGGTTTTTACGCTTGTTAATGGTGATATTTATAAATTGTATCATGAGCAAGATTGCTGTGAATATGTCTATATTGAAGATATTATCGGAGATTTAGACGATTTGGTAAATAGTCCTATTCTAATGGCAGAAGAAATTAGTAATGCAGATGAGCCAGAAAATGCAGAAATTCAATATCGTGATTATAGTGAAACTTGGACTTTTTACAAGTTGGCAACTGTAAAAGGGTATGTAACTATCCGTTGGTATGGCAGTTCAAATGGTTATTACTCTGAAAGTGTTGATTGGCGTAAAGTTAATTAGTTAAATTAGCCCTTCTTTACCGAAGGGCTTTTTTGTGTTTTACTGTGTTGTTTGTTATAATAATAGAAATTGCTAGTCGCGACGCGGTAACGTCCACTAGCCCTCCGATTGAAAAGGAATCGAAGCATGATAAATCATATCACGATTTTAAAAGCCTACAAGACAAAACTTAGACCAACCGCAAAGCAGCGGCGTTATTTTGGCGGCTGTTGTGGAGCTGCTCGGTATGTTTTTAATTGGGCGTTGGCCGATAGGATCGCCACTTATGAAGCTGGCGGTAAACCAAACAAGTTTGAGCAAAAGAGGCGTTTTAATGCTACCAAAGATGAGATTTGTCCATGGATTCGTGAATACCCATATTGCATAATGCAAGAAGAGTTTGACCATGTGGACATTGCTTATCAAAACTTTTTCCGTCGCATTAAACAGGGTAAAGGCGGCAAAGAAACAGGATTTCCGAAATTCAAAAGCAGATACAAAGACAAGCAATCATTTGTTTTACGTGGTTCTATTCGTGTTGAAAATGGGCGTGTTAAGTTACCCCGTATTGGTTGGGTAAATTTAGCTGAATCTAATTATATTCCAGAGGATGTAAAAATAAACTTTGTGACACTTTCGGAAAGTGCCGGGGAATGGTTTATTAGCTTTCAAGTCGAACAAGAAACAGACGAACCCGTACCGGCAATGGGTGAACCGCTAGGCGTTGACGTTGGCATTAAATCATTGGCGGTTTGCTCAGATGGGAAAGAGTTTCCTAATGACAAGGTGCTGAAAACATACGAGAAAAAGTTAGCCCGTTTACAGCGCGAATTATCACGACGTGAAAAAGGCAGTTCTAACCGGACCAAAACAAAAGCTAAGATTGCCAAGCTTCACCAAAAGATAGCTAACAAACGGGCGCATAACCTGCACAATGTAAGCAAGTATGTAACCGAACATAAACGGCCTTCGGTGGTAGTCATTGAAGATTTGAACGTTAAGGGCATGGTTAAAAATCACAATCTGGCTAAAGCCGTTAGTGATGCTTCAATGTCTGAATTGCACCGACAAATTGAATATAAAGCAGCATGGAATGGGATTGAGGTTTTGAAAGCGGATAGATGGTTTGCATCTTCCAAAACATGCAGCTCCTGTGGCTGTATCAATTCTGAATTGACATTAGCCATGCGGATTTATAAATGCCCTGATTGCGGGGCAGAAATGGATAGAGACCTTAATGCTGCTATGAATTTAGCGGCTTTAGCTGAACCTGTGAAGCGCGGGGAATTGCCTGTGGAGTTGGGCGGTAGTGAACGCTCACTGTGAATCAGGAAGGTGGCATACTTCGGTATTAAGACCACCAGCACATATGGGGTAACTCATATGTACACCCACTTAACAACTGTATATAGGGGTAATACTCAAGGGTTTATCCTACAGGCGCGTGGGTGGTTTGAAAAGTTGTCACATTTTCCATTTCTCACTCCTCGTTTATCCTACAGGCGCGTGGGTGGTTTGGAATCATCATGAGCTATTGTAGCACGAAATCACGTTTATCCTACAGGCGCGTGGGTGGTTTGCTACTTCACAAGCGGCTAACTTTCAACGCCAAGTTTATCCTACAGGCGCGTGGGTAGTTTGTACGATCCAAAACTCTAATTAATATTTACAGGCTCTGTCTTTACGATGGAGCTTTTTTTGTGTTATCATATATTAATTATATTGGATTAAATTAATAGCCTACTCCGTCAGGCGGGGTTAGGCTATTTGCGCTTACTGGTAAAGTTTATGACCAAAAATGGTACGCAAGAAAAAGCACTCATAGATGATCGGATATTGGATCGTACGGTTCAAAAGATACCAGACCAACAAACAATACCGGGTAGTGATGTTTTTGTTATCAATGTTTCGTCATTTGCTGATGACTTGCCAGCCTGGGGACGCAATGTCAGATTACGTGATAGGAAGCTGCGGGGGTTTTGGCCTACTGAACCGATTATAGCAAGTGCCATTCAAACGATTGTGGCAGCGCGTGCCAATATGTCATGGTCGCTTGACGGGCCTCCTCGCACGGTTGGCATTTTGCAGCGTATGCTACAGTCATCCAACTTGGGCAAAGGCTGGCTTGACCTAAGAATTAAAGTACTTACTGACCAACTAACACAAGACAATGGCGCATTTGTAGAAGTCATTCGGCAAGAAGACGCGCCAAATAGCCCGGTATTGAATCTAGCGCATTTGGACGCAGGTAGATGCGTAAGAACTGGCATCCCCGAAACCCCTGTCATTTACTGGGATCGTGATGGCATAGAGCATAAATTAGCATGGTATCAGGTATTGACTTTTGAGGATATGCCGTCGCCAATTGAGGAAATGAATAGTTTGCAGGTTTGCTTCTTAAGTCGCGTCTTAAGAGCAGCCCAAATTATAAAAGACTTTGGAATCTATAAACGGGAAAAAATAGCAGGGCGTAATCCTGGCGAGATACATTTTGTTTCAGGTGTTCAGACTAAACTAATCAACGACAAATTAGCCGATGACCAAATGAGTGCCGACAATCAAGGCTATAGCCGTTTCATGTTGCCAACGATTATTGGTAGTCTTGACCCTAATTCGACTGTTAGCACGGCTTCAATCGACTTGCGTAGTGTTCCTGATGGATTCGACGAGGATACTACATTGCGCTGGTACATTGCCCAAATTGCAATGGCCGCTGGTGCTGATTATCAGGATTTTGCGCCATTATCATCTGGCAGCTTGGGCAGCGGTCAACAAAGTGACGTGCTAGACCGTAAGTCACGCGGCAAAGGGCGCGAAACTGATGTCAAGCTATGGGAACATAAACTAAATTTTAATGGCATCATGCCGCAATCGGTGACATTTGCTTTTGATGAAAAAGACATTGAGTCAGATATTCAAGCTGCTGAATTAGAAGATAAACAGGCAAAAACATTTTCAACTTATTATGATAAGGGTCAAGGCATTTTGTCGTTGCCAGTTATCCATCAAATGATGGCAGACCAAGGCATCTTAAAGCCTGAGTACATGGCACTTTTGAATACTACAGATGTGACACCCGATATTGTGGCAACGGATGATGAGCAAGCCGCAACTGAATCAGAACTAAATGAGGCAAACAATACGCCGTCAACCGATACGGCAGAAATGCAACCGGAACAGATACCAGCGGAAATTAGAGCGAAGGAAAATGAAGAATATGGATGCTTAATGTTAATGATGCCTGATCATATTAGACATGCCGCTTCGTTAATTGCTGCTAATTTAGATAGTGATGATTTGTTTCAGCCACCAGAATCATGGTCAAGTTCACCAATTGTGACAGATTCCCATGTAACAGTTAAGTATGGATTTTTGGATAGTGTGACACCAAAGCAAATTACTTCACAGATTCAAAAACTATTGCCACTTACTATAAAAATTGGCAATTTGGCATTATTCCAGAATGATGATTTTGATGTATTGAAGTTGAATGTTGACGGGGCAGAATTACGGCAAATGAATGCAATTGTTAGTCAGTTGCCAAACGAGGATACACATCCAACCTACAATCCACATATGACTATTGCATATCTTAAACCCGGTATGGGTAAGAAATACCTAAAACTTGACAATCCTCTTAATGGTATGCGCGTATCTGGCGAGTTGGTTTATTCTGACAAGGGGGAGAGCCACACCACCATACAGGGTTCCATAAAAAAAAAGACAACCAAACAAATTGATACAGCGGATTATGAATCAGAATTAGCTGACTTAATGGCGGAAGCTGCCAATGGTACAATTACAGAAGATGAGTTCAGAATTGAAGCTGAATCATTGGTTGCTGCTGAAATTATTAATACGTATCTTTTGGCAAGCGGCAAAACCATAGCGCAATTGACAGATGAGGATCGGCAAATCATATCAGACCAAACAGAAGTGAACCTTGACGCTATACCGGGTTTATATTTATCGGCTGTTGCTTTTGGTGGTGATGAGGATACGCCTACTGATGAACTGATTGATAATCGTGTAACGCTTTGGGGAGTTGGTTTACTGGCTGTTTACGCGCTTGGGTTTTTACGTGGTGGAGATGATGAAGATCATATTGGTTGGGCTTTAGGGCCAACCGATCATTGTAACTCTTGCCTAGATAATAGCCAGCGTGTTCTCACCCGTAGTCAATGGCGAGCTTTAGGAACATATCCAAAAAGTCACGAATTAGATTGCGGCGGCTGGCTGTGCCAATGTAGTTGGGTAGAAACTGATGAACCGCTCACAGGTGTTTAATGGCACAAATAATCCTACGCTCAATTACACCAAAAGGTAAAATATTCGACCTAGATAAATTTGATAGGGAGTCTGCCAAAACCCTAAACGATATTATCAAAAAAGCAGAGCGTGAATTTGGCAAAACAGTAGCCACTTGGAAACGAAAGCCAGACTTTAAGGTTGACAGGGCAACGTCAAGTAAATTGGTAGCTGTCGTTTCGACGATGGATGAGATTTATGGCTATGTTGTGAGAGGTACTAAGCCGCATGTTATTACGCCTAAACGCGCTCCTGCTTTACGTTTTCAAACTGGCTTTACTTCTAAAACGACACCGCGTAAAATTGGATCGAGGCGTGGAGGAAGTTCGGGCAGAATGGTAAGTGCAAAAATAGTACATCATCCCGGTACAACGGCGCGTGAATTTGACATTGTAATAGCAGAGCAATTACAACCTGAATTAGTAAAAGAAGTTCGCAAAGCAATCAAAAAGGCATCCTCATAAATGAGCAATACCCAAATAAGCCAAAAAGAATTTGAAGACATTTTGAAAGCGTGGCGACAATGCCGCAAAGAACATAGCAGCGGACGGCCGTTTTTTATGTTGGTACAATGGGTTCCAGTTGGGGCAAATGGTGGAGGGCGTGTCGTTTGTCGGGAGGTTAATTCGCCAGTGAGGATAAAAGAAAATGGGCAATAAAAAAGCCACTCTTGCGAGTGGCTAATTGTTTTATTGATTTGCTTTCCAGATTAAAAACTTTTTAGCTAATTTGGTAGCTTGTCCCATTTCGCCGTACATTGTGCTATTGATTCGTTTTCCTTCAAACTCTGGAGCCCAGAATGTTCTTTTTGTACCTACTTTCTTAAACTTTACAATTTCAATTGTTCCTACTTCATTTGATACTGTTTTGGATACCGTGATTTTTTCGTACATTTTTTATCTCCTGTTAGTTATCTCTGAATTGCCTTAATATTATCACAGTTTACAAACTATGTCAATAGTCTACGGTACTAATTTTCAAGATTGCTTAGTATTGTTGACGCATAACCAGATATTATGTTATTATCGTAATGGCAATCTGACTAGCTACGACAGTGTGAAACGCAGACAAGAGCCTTAAGGCGCGGTGGCAGTAGCGGGATTGCCAGGACTAATTGAATACCAATTATTTATTGCACCTAATTCGTCAGGCGAATAGGTGCTTTTTTTGTTTATATGCCATATTCAGGAATACCGGCAGGTTCAGCCGCAGAGGCCAAAATAGATAGATGCGTAGAGCGCGTTATGGCAGGTGGTGAAACAGACAAAAGCGCAGCTATCGCTATATGCCGTTCTTCAATTGGAAAAGCTATGGATACTGAAAACGAAAAGCAAACAGAAGATTCTGCTAATTTTGTTCAAGTTGGAAAACAAACAGCAAAGGTTGAATCTGTGACAACAACAAATGCTGGAATGGCGTATGTTGACGCTTCAAAAATGGAACATGGCATAGGTGAAAGCATGGACTATTACGATCCTGTCATGGGCGCAATGTCTTTTTCTGAATTAGACACTATTGAACAGGCGCAAGAACAACATGGCAAGCTGCGCCGAATTGTTGACAACTTCATGCGACTGGCGCGTAACATTACTCAGAATCCAGCCATTGACCCGACAGACCGCTCGGCGGCATTGCGAAATTTAACAGAAGAGATGCGTATGCGCCTTGATGCTGATTTTGAACGTGGGGAGCGTACCATCAGCATTCCAACGATTAACGGGAAATTAGACCCGGTATATTTGCAGAAATTGCAAGACTCAAAAGAAACGGCAGACGTTTCCCGCAATGAGTCTGTTTTTGATTCACCTCACAATACCGGGTTCAAAGTATTAAAAGCTGTTGACGGCTCATTTCGTTGGCTAGGTTGGGTATCAAATAAGTTTATGGATCGGGAAGGGGAGATTCTTACCGATGAAGCGCACAAAGATTATATCGCATGGCTTGACGCACATCCTAAAGCCGCGCCGCAACTATGGACTTATCATACACCAGGGACGCAGAGGGAAAGCAAAGCAGACTTCTGGGCATATCTAAATGGCTTCTTAATTCTTGGGGGGAAACTGACAGAACAAGAGGCAAAGGTATTTGATAACGTAAGCGATGATTTGGGGATGTCGCATGGTTTTTACGTTTTGGGCAAGCAACAAAATTTGATTAATAAGTACAGAACTTTTGAGGCTACGGTTTTACCTCGCAGGGCAGCGGCTAATCCGTGGACTGAATTTAATGTTAAGGAGCTAGGAAATATGGCACTCACAAATGACCAGCGTCAAATGCTGGCACAATTGCATGGCGAGGATTTTGCCAATGCGCTGGAAGATGGAACCAAGCAACGCGCAGAAGTTCTCGAAAGTGCAGGAATTCAAAGTAAGCAAAAAGAAGATGGCGCAATTGGTGGTGGTAAAGCTGATGGTTCGATTGCTGGCAGTAAGGAAATTCCCGCCGATGCTGTTTTGGTAGAGGAAATTCAGGCTACTGAATCAGAAGTTGAAGCTGTTCTTAATACCGCAGATTTAGCAAAAAGCGTAGCCGATTTGGTAACAAAGCAGCTTAATCCCGCTGGACTGCATGAGGCAATTAAAACGCTTAATGAGTCTAATTCTGCCAATGCAACGGCAATTGAAAATGTGGTTAAGCGGTTGGAAGCCTTAGAACTTTCTGACGATCAAAAGATGGCTAATGAACTTGCACCAAAAGTACCCGGTATTGACTGGATGGGTGGTTTTCGGGCAAGTGCTGAAAAAGCAACCGTTGTAACTGAAAAAGAAAAAGAAACATTTAAGAATTCTAAACCAGATGAAAGCTGGGCAAGTAACCTATTTAATTTGGGTGGAGGATAAATATGAGCAATATGATTGATGTAAATCAGTTGGCTACTGCCCTGGCTAGTATGGCAGGCGGTAATCAACAAAAATGGGGCAGCTTTCCGCAGGGGTATAAGGCCGCTCCATCTACTCCCGGTGTGCCATTTTTGCATGGCCCTGGCGGTTTGTTTGGCGTATCTGGTTTAGAGCGTGACATTTTCTCTAGCCATATCAATGGCGATGGGATTGCTTCAATGTTGCCTGTTAGTTTGTCTGTAAAGACTAATCCTCTTTATGGCTACATTACAGGGTTTCAAGCGTCTAATGGTTCACAGCCAGACCCAACAACCGATCCATGTGGAGCTTTTCCGGTAGCTGGTGCAATCAAAAACTGTATTCAGACGGCACAATTTGGCCGTTACGGTTTTGAGACACGCGCCATTGATTTGAATCGGCTAGGTGAAGTAATTGATCGTGGCGAGTTTATGGATTTGCGTATCGTAAATAGCCCATTGGTAAATGATTTTGCTACTGGTTTGTTTGGCGGTTTGCCAAGTGGACAGGCTAATGTTTTGGCAATGGACTTTATGTCACGACTGATTGAAGTTGGTGTAAGTTTCCAGCGCGAATTAGGCGAACAGGTTTATGCCGGAACGGGAACGGGTAACGAATTCCCTGGCCTAGATTTGCTGGTTGGTACTAGCAAAGTTGACGCATTGACTGGCACTGATTGTCCTGCGCTTGACTCCGACATTAAGAACTTCAATTATGGTTGTGTGGATGATACCACGTTAAGCAGCGGCATCGTTCGTACACTTCATGCGATATATCGTTATGTCCGTTATAATGCAAGGACAATGAATTTCGGGCAGGTTAGCTGGGTTTTCACAATGAACCCAAACTTGTTTACTGAATTAACCGACGTTTGGCCTTGCCAATACAATACCGACCGTTGCGAGGTCATTGGCGACAATGCGCGGGTATTTGTTGACGGTGATGCACAGCGTCGATTTAGTGATGAAATGCGTAACGGTTCATTCTTGCTAATTGACGGGCAGCGCATTCCGGTTATTCAGGATTCATTTATCGTTGAAGAATCTAGCGGCACTCCTGGCGCGAATTTGGTAGATGGTCAATTTGCAAGTGACATCTATCTTATTCCGATGACCGTACGGGGTGGCACTCCTGTGACCTTCTGGGAAGTGTTCAACTACGGCAATGATGCGCTTCAATCTGCCATTTCTGGCGGTCGCCTAAGCCAAGATTTTTGGTCTGACGCTGGCCGTTTCTTATGGCATAAAGAGCCGCCTACGCAGTCCTGTGTACAATGGAATGCTCAGATTCGTCCTCGTGTGATTTTGAGAACGCCTCAACTCGCAGGACGTTTGCAGAATGTTTGCTACGAACCTCTCCAGCATTTCCGTGACGCGGTTCCGGATGATTACTATTTTGTAAATGGTGGCATAACTACAGAGAGAGCAGCTCCAAGCTATTTCTCAGACTGGAATCTACCGGCGTAATAGTATTCAAGTTTCAAATATTAAGAGTACCCTTCGGGGTACTCTTTTTTTATTCCCATTGTCCTAATTTGTTTCTAGTTCTCTTTTGTGATTTAGCCCAATTAAAGGGGATTATTCTTTTGCGTTCCATCTAAAATGACCTTTACCAAAAGTCCTAATTCAACACTATACCGTGTAAAATGTTAAAACCCTCTCAAATGCCCCTAGAATGCGCTGTAACGAATTTTGCCATTTTTAGGTAAGAACACACATGGGGGGTGCTCAAAACACTAGGGTTATTTCTAGCACTACATGCTTGTGTTTTCCTATGTGATATGCTTAAAATCGCTTACGCGGCGAATTTGGGGCAATCTATGCCGTGTCTCATTACTTCCACAAATCATACAGGGTTCCATTTTTATTTTTGCTTAAAATGATTTATGATATAAGAAAAGTTGACACAATAGGTGACTTATGGCAAAAGATTTACTAGACAAAGTTTTACAACAGGCACAAACTTCCGTCAATATTCGCTCCATTAAAGATGGTGTGACCTTTGCCACTTCTCCATTAAATTCAATTGATAGTGACCCGCTTATTGCCGATGCGCTTAATCGCATATTGGCAGATTATGGCGATTCGGTATCGGTAAAAAATAAAGCAAAATCATTATTAAAGTTTGGTCTAAATCCGAACGTTGGAACATCTCGTGCTACCATCTGGTACACCGGGCAAGATCAAGCAAATGAAACATATGTTGCTGATAATGTAAATTCAATTGATACAGTTAGCTCTAATAGTGGAAGCGATACGGAAGTTGTAACCGTTGAAGGCCATACAATGACGGGTGGCAATCGTACTTTTGTTGTTCAAAATATTACACTATTAGGTCAAAACAAAGCTACACTTGCTACGCCATTGAATAGATGTTCGCGGCTATATCATGCGGGACAATCTGCTACAAATTTAGTGGGCGAGATTTATGTATATGAAGATACGGCAATTGTAAGTGGAAAGCCATCCGATACTACTAAGATACATTTAACGGTAGCTGCTGGAAGAAATCAATCAGAAAAAGCCAGTACATCATTGGCTAGTACAGATTATTGGATAGTGACCGGATTTAGGGGTTCGGTAATTGAAAAGACGGCGGCATTTGCAGATGTGGCCTTGGAAGTTAGACCAGTTGGTGGGGTTTTTCGGGAAGTGGAAGATGTAACCGCAAGTAATAATGCCGCTGGTATTTTGCAATTTGCACCTTATTTAATTATTCCTAAAAATTCAGATGTTAGGCTTGTTGCTGTGGCTGATGGCGCGGGTACAGAAGTATCAGGCTCTACTCAGGGTTTTTTAGCTAGTTGACACGCAATACCGGGTTATGTTACCCTATTAACATTCTGATACATTTTTATCTCCTGTTTTTTGAGGGCATCCCAAACCGCTGAAAGGGGTGTCCTCTTTTTTTGTCTTAAAGAACGTGCTATTAACGCACAATGTAAGGTTGCTATTCTATTCTGTTTTTATGGATACAATAGCAAAACACAATGAGACATGCCGCACTTGCGGCAAACAATTTAGTCAGGATGAAACAATCAGAATAACGGCGCATGGTAAAGAATGCAAAGATACGCATAATTGCATCATGCGATTTTTGCGGAAAAAGGGGGTAAGTTTGCCAGGGCGTAATTATAGATTTGCATGGGAATCTTGACCTTATATAGGGTTGTATGTTATCTTATTGGTACACAAAAATTCTCCTGTTTTTGTAATTTGAAAGGCACTAGCGTTCTTGCAGTGCCTTTCTTTTTGTCAGATTGATTGTCAGAATTAGATTGTATACTGTTTTTAGTTGAGTAATTAACAACTGAATATGAGTAACACCAGCACCCGCGATCCTAAACAGGTCGCCAGTGGGCGAGTCTAGTCCACTGCTGATATTGTCCAGGGAAATCAAATTCACAATGCCCTGGGCTTGCATCCTAACAAACGTAATAGTTTGGGTATACCGAGCGAAAGGCCAAGCGTAAGAGGGGGGCCGAATAGCCGAGCCTGGTGAGCTATGATTGAAGGGGTGAGCGGTCATAACTAGAATTAAGCATATCCAAATGGGTATGCTTTTTTTGTTGCATGGTACTTTTGGGTATTGACATAGTTTATAAACTAGTATATACTAAGGGCAGTTGAGAGATAAAAATATCAGATAAAAGGAAATGAAAATGAATCAGCAAATTAAAGATAATCAAGAATACGTTCAAACAATCGTTAATCAATTTCAGTCTGGTCTGCTAAACTCAGGAAAAGCAGCAGAATTTTTGCAAAACGCAGAAGATTTTATTCTACGTCATAACGGCGGCTCAGATTACGATTCTCTTTGTAGTCAAGTTATCAAAGCAAAGATTATGTTTTTGGAGGCATAAACGTGAGCAATTTATACGAAAAAGCATTGGTAGTAATGCCAGACAAAAGCGAAATTCCTATTCAAAAATTAATTGACGTTGTAACCCTTGACACACTCACTCCATATAAACTTCAATGGATAGAACTAATGGTAAAGGCACAACTAGAAAACGACAATGCAATAGACTGCTTAATAGTAAAACCAGGAATGAGCGAATACGTTTATCGACAAATTATCTACTATGCCATTGATGCAATGATGGGAGATCAATAAGTCGATTTTTCTTTTGAAATCTTATGATCAAATAAGCCACCAATACATGGTGGCTTTTTTGTTGCAATCTACAATATACCTGTGCTACAATGGCACTATGGAAACAGTACGTCATAATTTATACATCCCCCAAGAGCTTTACGAAAAAATCCAACATTTAGCGGGTAAAGATTTACGCTCATTTAATAGAGAGTGTTTATTTTTGCTTGGGCAAATAGTGGAGCAACGGCGGGATGATTTATCAGATTTTCAACAGGAGAAAAAAGAAAATGGATGATTACGAAGATAGATTAATTAATGCGGCTGAGAAGTCCCTTAATTCATATGATGGTGAACTGCATGATGTTCTGATGGTCATTAAAGACAATCGAGAATTGCGGCTTAAAAATAATAGCTTACAGCGGCGTGTTAACAATTTGAAAGACAGATTGGATGCTGTTAAAAATGTTGTTTTGCGGGAGGATAAATTTTAATGAACAAACAAAAATTTATTGAAAGGCAGGAAGCAATGCAACGACATGCAAACTATTATTTTACGTTGTTATTCAATAATGGCATTAAATCCGATGGTGATATACGCAATCTCAGACTTGCTTATAGCCGATTGCTAAATGGAAAAGTTACCACTCATTATGACCATAATAAAATAGGATCGGCTCTAATGGAGCTTTTACCATGAGCAAAGATAATTTAGAACTTACAGCACTTTTAATAACTGGACTTGTCATCATTGTTATTGGTTGGTTGGGCGCATGGGTTGTGTCATTGGCATTGGGGCAGTAATGCAACGATTGGCAAGTTTTGATCTAGAGATTGCAGCGCAGCTACCTGATAAGCAATGCCCGGTATGTTTGTCTGAAAACGTGCTAGTAAATAATAAGGACGCAATGTGCAAAGATTGTGGCAAAACTGGCAATATTCACGAGTTCAGAAGCGACTGGAAAAATCATAGGCCATTGGGGATTACTTGTGCGGCGGTTCATTATGGTGATTACATTCAATTTTGGGAAATGAATAATAAAATGACCAAGCGATATGCCGCGCAAGTGGTCAATGATTTAATGATAGCAGTTAAACACGGTCATACAATTGTCGGGTGGAATTCGCTCAGTTTTGATTTTGATGTCCTTGCTGAAGAGTCAGGCATGTATAAAGAATGTGCTGAACTTGCCTTAAACCATGTGGACTTAATGTTTTTGGTTGTTACGTTACGCGGCCATTTTCTAGGACTAGACAAGGCGGCAAAAGGCGCAAACATACAGGGTAAACTTCACGATGTCACCCTATCAGATGGCACAAAACTAACTGACATGAGCGGCGGTAAAGCTCCCGGCTTATGGAAAGCTGGCGAGTATGATGCGGTTTTGGCCTATTTAGGTGATGATGTTCGGTCAACTTTAGAACTGGCAGAATGGATTCGTAACAACAAAATGATTCGCTGGATTAGCGAACGGGGTTATGAGCAAAAAATATACGTTCCTAAACTTTATACGGTAAAGGAATGTTTGGAGCTTGACCCGGTATTGCCGTCTTGGGTGACTAATCCAGTGGAACGCAAATCAATGATGGAGTGGATACGATAATGATAGAAGGTAACATTTTTATAACTGGCGGTGCTGGATTTTTAGGACGTGGCATTATTCAACGTTCAATAGATGAAAATTGGGATTGTAACATTACGGTTTTCAGCCGTGACGAAGTAAAACACGCCAAACTTAAGCGACAATTCCCGCACGTAAAAACCATACGGGGTGATGTGGCTGGTGATTTTGACCATCTTGTCACGGCCATGACTGGACATGATGTTGTCATCCATGCAGCAGCTACAAAAATTATCCCAGTGGCAGAGTTCAACGTGGTGCAGACCATTCGTGATAATGTTATTGGTTCTTTGAATGTTGCACAGGCAGCGACTTATGCTGGTGTTAAGCAAGTGATAGGAATTAGCACGGATAAAGTTTGCCACTCAGTAAACCGATACGGGGCCACTAAGTACCTTATGGAAGGCATCTTTCAAGAGGCGCAATTGTGGGATTATCCAACTAACTTTTATTTAACCCGGTATGGTAATGTGTTAGATTCCACCGCTTCTGTTTTGGGTTTATGGTCGCAACAGTTCAAAGAAGAAGGTGAGATAGGCATAACCGATCCTAACATGACAAGATTCTGGTTAACAGTCGATCAGGCTGTTGATTTGATTTTATTAACTTTACGTCAAGATCCTGGAACCATTACCATTCCAATGCTACCCGCTTTGAGCATGGGACAAATGGCTTCATATTTGTTTCCAGAGGCAAAGCAAAAAGTTATCGGCTTGCGACCTGGGGAAAAGATTCACGAGGAGCTTTTAACGCAAGAGGAAGTTCACAGGGCGTTGGTTTTAGAAAATGAACGGGCATTTTTACTTTATCCTAGCGGGTTTAATGTTGGTACAATTACTGAGGATTCGCCCCACTATACCGGGTATCAAAGCAACAACCCTATACGATGGATTGACCAAAATGAGCTTTACCAGATGGTTGGATGGGTGGAATAGTGGCTAGATTCATGGGCGCAATCATTGCCATTTTTATGGCATTAAATATCATTGGCATTTTGTGGTATTTAATTCTGAAAGGCGGCACAGGCGCGGCATTGGGTGGATTAATTCTATCATTTATCATCATGTTTTTTTCAGCAGCAATTGCGAGTAAAAAATGAAGCTGTATGAATGGGGATGGGAGTCAGGAATAAATCAAGCAAAACACGCTGATAATTGCCTATGCAGTATGAAATCATGGGCAAAAGAAAGCGATTGCGATTGTGAGTTGAAATGGTTGAGAAATAGCATTTTGATTCTTAGAGATGCTTGCGAATCTGCTTTAGAAGGTGGTCAGGAGTATCCTATAAGTGAATCTATAAAAGCGGAATTAGAGCAGGCAATTGAGAGGGTAAAGCCAAAAAATGAGACTAGATAAAAATATAATTGACGCAGTAAAAGCAGTGGGACATGACAGAATTGTCATTCACGAATTAGGCATGTTTTCCTGCAAAGTCACGCCTAAAACTAAATTTGGGGATAAAGGCACATGGCTTGACAATGCTTCGATTGTGTATGGTGTAAAAAACATTGTACATGTAGGGGATGTTTATTTGAATGGTTCATTTGCGCTTTTTGATTTGAAAGATGACAATTAAAATAAAACTAAGCGATGGATTTTATGCAATAGTTGATGATATTGATGCCGATCTAAATAATAAAAATTGGTGCTGTAAAAATCAAACGGATAGAAGCACACAATATGCACAAAGAAGCAACAATGACGGCACAACAAGTCTTATGCATAGAGTAATTCTTTCCAGAATAATCGGCAAAGAATTAAGCTCCAATGAATTGACTGATCATATTGATGGGAATGGGTTAAATAACAAACGCAACAATTTAAGAGTGGCAAATTATTCCCAAAACCAAGCAAACAGAGGCCCGCAAAAAAACAATAAAACTGGATACAAGGGTGTTCACGAAGAAAAGGGCAAGTATAGAGTACAAGTGTATTGCAATGGGAAAAATAAACATGTTGGTTATTTTGATGATATTCATGAGGCGGCGAGGGCATATAATGAAAAAGCCGTTAAATTGTTTGGTAAATTTGCTTGGGTAAATGAAATAAATGACTGACCATAATCCACAATTTGAAACCGAACTAACTCAATTCGACCGCTGGAATAGGCGATTGCTTAATGTCATCATGGCTTATTTTGGTCAACCTGCCAGCTATTTAGATGTTGGCAGCGGCACGGGCGCAATGGTTTTAGCAGCGCGTGAAATGGGCATCGAGGCATGGGGTATTGACCTTATGGCGGGTTTTAGTGATTACATTTATCACCATGACCTCAGAGAACCGTTTGATCATCAGCGAAAATATCAATTAATTACTTGTATTGAAACCGCTGAACATTTAGAACCAGAGTTCGGGCCTGTTTTAGTTGAGTCAATTGCACGCCACACAATACCGGGTTCAATCCTCATTTTCTCAGCAGCGGGGCCAGGGCAAAATGGAATTGAGCATAAAAATTGTGTTTTGGGTAGCGTATGGCGTGATATGTTTTATAAGCATGGATTGTCATATAGACATGACTATACGACAGTTATGCAAGTGGCAATTAATCTTTTAATTCCTGCACCCAGTAGGGATTGGTGGCTAGGCAATTTGCAGGTGTTTGACAAATGACTTTATGGACAGTAGGTGGGGTAATGGAAAAGAAAACAGAAACTTTTAACTTTAGAATAGGTGAAGAAGAAAAGGAAAATCTTCGCTTATTGTCTGAGGCGTTTAACAGAAGTAAAGCTGGAACATTGCGGCAATTAATTAATATTGCGGCTTATCAATTGGGCAACAGCTCTACCGTGATAGAAATCAACTTTAGTAATTTGCAAGTTAGACGCAGATGACCTTTCATCTATTCGGTTACAAAATCCGCTTCACATATCTTTTTGAACCGCGCTATAAATTTTTGCGTTTTCCCGAACAAACTTGGATTATGTTTTTTTATTTTTGGATCGTACTAAAGAAAGTGAATAATGAGCCAACTAGAACAATGGGCAAAAGAGACAAGAGAAGCGGCAGCTAATCCTGAACACGAATGGGATAGAAAAGCGATTGATTGGCCTGAGCTAAATTCTAATTCTGTTGTATGGGAAATTGGCAGTTTCAAGGGTCGCTGGGCATTACAAATGGCTGAACGATATAACCCAAAGTTGTATTGTTTTGAGCCGCAATTGTGGGCATGTGAAGTTACAAGGCGTGTTTTGCGTGATTTTGACAATGTAGTTGTTAGAAATTGCGGCTTAGGCGTTCGGGATGAAGAATTGCCTATGGGTGAATTTGGTACTGACGGTTGTTCATTCTTGCGAGATACACGGCAGAAAGGTACGGGTTATATCCGTAATATTGTTGACGTGGTGCGCGAATCAGGTGTTAAGCAAATAGATGTTTGTCTGATAAATATCGAAGGATACGAATATGAGCTTGTGCCTTATATGCTGGAAAATAACATTATGCCGCGTTATTTGATGATTCAATTTCATGGTGATGCTTTACAGGATTTATTGTTGAGGAAACTAATTAAGCAACATTATGATAAGTTTTGGGATTATGGTAAATGGTTGGCATGTTGGGTGGTGAAATGAATCCTAACATTACAATTCTTTTACTTGTTTATCTGCGAGATAATGACAGGCTAGAATATGCCACAAAAACAATACAGGGTTTAATTAAAAACCTGCATTATGATGGTAAACTGGCGTGGTATATTGCTGATGGTTTTGGCAACAGTGAACGACTTGACCAATTATTTAGCAGTCTTGAAAACGAGCGTACTATCGGTATACATTGCGAAAAAATGACACCCGGCGCAAATTGGAATCGTGGTCTAGTTGAATGTTATAAATGGTCTGATTATGTGCTAGTTATGGAAGATGATTGGTTACTTCCAGAACCGTTCGACATTACACCTTACGTCAAATTGTTACAGGAAAATGAGCAAGTGGGCATCGTGAGATTTGGAACCTTGACACTTGGCATGATTTGCCATGTAAAAGGCCATGACGGGCGGCACTATTTAGAAATGGATCATAAGCCACAATACGCTTTTAGTGGCAATCCTCATTTGCGGCATAAGCGGCTGAATCAGGCAATTGGCTTATACAATGAAAATATCCAGCCATCTCCCGGTGATGTTGAGATTGATTTTGATTATCGTTTCAGACAACAAAATGAGATTAAAATATGGCGACCTGCTAGTATTTCTGGTTGGGGAGTATTTAATCATATTGGCGCGGTGCAAAGTTACGAGGTGGATTGATGGCTACTTATTGCGAGTCATGTAAAGGTGAGATTTATTATGATAATGTACATGGATACTGGGGGCATGTTCCCGTTAACGGTTCAATACCTAGACATATTCCCAAAGTGCCAAAAATATCAAAAGAAGAACTGACAAGTGTTGTTGAGGCCATTGATGTACTTAATTATGCCATTATTGGCTATCTTGCTGAAAAAACAAATAATGTTTGGCAAGTTGAAATAAAACAAGAGCATCTTGATTTTCAAGTAATTTGCCGATGTGGTGATATTGTACGGGCAACTAGATTCATTTATTTTGATGAAAGTAAAATAGAAAAAGGCGGTTTGCTTGGTGTTATCTTCCCATATATTGACGAAGTTATTGTTTCTTGGAGAAGGGAAATTGAGACTGACTCCTGATTTGCTTGAAAAAACCTTTGCTTTTTTGTGGCAATCTGGTTCATTTTACATGGCAGCAAAAAATACTGGATTATCAGTAATGTGTTTTATTCATCGGATGCAACTATTTGAAAGTTGGCTAGGTGTTGAATTATATGCCAAACAAAAGCAACAATACCGGGTATCATTTAGACTCACTGAATTTGGCAATCATTTGATTAATTGTCTAGGTTGCAAACGTATTTATCCGTCAATGATTATGAGTTATAGAACAAGGTGAAATGATATGAATCTAAGAACTGATGAAATTGGGCAGGCTGAAAACACATTAAAAGAATTATATACTTCTCTTGTCAAGAAAAAAGAAAAGATTGACGAAGAATATAGTACTGCTAGGGAAGAAGCTAATCGGCTTAGCCGGGTGCAAAGTCAAATGCAAAATGAGATTAATTCTATTGTTAAAGCGTATAAAGAAATTACTGGTAAAGAGCTATGAGCAAAATTGATTTAGTAACAGACGGCGATGCTGCTTTTGTGGCTGGTGGATTGAAGGGGATAAAAATACAACATGATGCTGATACAATAATCAAACATGCTTATACCGGTATTGAAAATATGTTTCTTCAAAATGAAGCTAGATTTTTAAAGGCTTTAGATGGTACTGGATTTACTCCGAAATTTATCAAATTTGATTATAGTGATGCTCCCTCTAGTTTATCTCATTTAATAGTTGAAGATTTAGGTAAGTCCGAACCAGTTACAGATGAAACAATTTTCCGTCGCAATTGCGCTTTACTTCTTTACACTCTCAAAAAACACGGCATCCGTCATGGTGACATCTCAACTAAAAACATCATTGTCAAAAACAATAAGCCAATGCTGATTGACTTTCACCAAAGCAAATTTGATAATGAACCGGGGCCAGATAAAAGACCGGAGGGTGATGCCTTTAATTTGTGGCAAGCTGCTTTGGAATTATCGCCTGACACATCGCGTCATATTCGTAAGTGGCAGGCAATAAGACCCTGCATACAGGGTAACTCTTTAATAGATTTTGGATGTGCTGAGGGTGACTATTTACTTTTTGCTTTAACTGAAAAAGCATCATGGGATATGGGCAGGTTTTGGGGAATGGATCGAGATGTTAGTATTCCTAAATATGGCAACGATGCTTTAAAAGAAGTATGGTTAAGTGGAGAGGTGGAATCAAGTAATATCGTTTGGCCTATTTGTCATGGTAATGTTGTTTCTACTAGTCCGATAAAGTATAAAACTGATACTATATTTTTTATGTCAGTATTTGCCCATATTGCCAGGAATGAAAGTTATAATCGGGCAGAATACACCCTTATGCGGTTGATTGAAAAATCAGATCAATTATTCTTTGAGACTCAACTTGTCGGAGATGGCCCAGGTGTTCACAAAACAGATGATGACGTTTACAATATGCTTAAGCAATATGGCAAGGTTGAGAAATTGGTAACAATTCCCGTACACGGTAGGGATGCAAGTAGGACGGTTTGGCGCATAACATGACAATAAAACTTTACATTTCTCCTGACTATACAGGGCAAGAAGGCGACAAACCAGACGGCGGCATTCGGCGGGTAATAGAAGCCATGCAAAAATACTTGCCTGAATTTGGTATTGAGATTGTCAATACACCAGAAGAAGCCGATATTATTAATGCACATGGGGCAATGCCGGTTACTAAATTTGACAAGCCAATTGTAAGCTCATGTCATGGTTTATATTGGGCAGATTATGATTGGGGTGCAACAATGCACCGCGTTAATCAGTTGGTTATCGAATCAATGAAACGGGCAAAAGCAACGACTGCACCCTCATACTGGGTACGCAATGCCATTACACGGGGCATGTTAATTGACCCAAAAGTCATCTATCACGGTGTAGACATAGATGAATTTACACCTGATGACAATCCAGCCGACTGGGTATTGTGGAATAAGGCACGGGTTGACCCTATATCCGATCCAGCTCCATTAAATGAATTGGCGCGTCTTATGCCTGATGTGCGATTTGTTACCACGTATGGGGGTGAGCGGAAAAATGTAAAGATTTTAGATGCTGTACCATATGAGCGCATGAAAAGCATTGTTGCTAAAGCCGGTGTTTATTTGGCAACGACGCGGGAAACTTTCGGCATTGGCACATTAGAGGCTATGGCTTGTGGCGTGCCTGTAGTTGGATGGGCATTTGGTGGACAGGTAGAAATTATTAAGCAAGGTGTAACGGGTTATCTGGTTCCAGAGGGCGATTATGAGCAGCTAGAAAAAGCTATTCGGCTTGCTCTAAAAAACCGCGATGAACTTGGCAAAAACGCACGGCAAGATGTTATTGAACGGTGGCAATGGCGGGATAAGATTGAACAATATGCCGATGTTTTTAAGTCGGTTTATGATATTCATTGTCAGCCAAAAGAGCCAAAAGTAAGTGTTATTGTTACGAATTACAACCTAGAAAAATATCTTGAAAGTTGCTTAGATTCAGTTGTGAATCAAACTTTTACCGATTATGAATGTTTAATCGTCGATGACTGTTCAACTGATAGCAGTTTAGACATAATCGAATTGTACAATCCTCACAAGCAAATTACCTATCTAAAAACCCCACAAAATACAGGGTTATCAGGTGCAAGAAACCTTGGATTCACCCATGCAAAAGGCAAATACATAATCTATTTAGACGCTGATGATATGCTTGCTCCAAATGCGCTAGAGGTTTTATCCAACGAATTGGATAAAGATCAAGGCATTCATATTGCCTATGGTCATTTAGATTTAATCAACGATGACGGCACGAACCAGCGGCGTAATGCTAATAAAGATAAAGACTTTTTCCCGCCTGAACAATATAGTTGGCGTGGGCAATTGGCGCATTTGAATCAGTTACCATATGCCGCTATGATGCGTAGAGAAGTGCTAGAAAACAGCGGCGGGTATCGTGTGCGAGATTCACGTAATGAGGATGCTATTTTTTGGGCGCGTGTTACCTCTTATGGTTATATTGCCAAGAAAGTTACGCAGGCATCAACTTTAATTTACCGCCTACGTGGTGACAGTAAATCAGCTAATGAGATGCGTAAGTTTGGCAAGGAACCGAACTGGCTAGCATGGTTGCCATTTCGCTTTGCCGATAAAGCTAAAGATGGTGAGAAAATAAGCCAGCGGCATAATGGCGAAATTCCCAATGCTCAGATAGTACCATTCGGGGCGCAAGGTTTGCCGCCTCGTTCGTGGGCAAGATACGGTAAATATTGGAATGTCAGACACCATCAAAACCCGGTATTGTCGGTGATAATTCCAGTAGGGCCAAACCATAAAGAATATGTTATTGACGCTTTAGATAGTTTGATAGCTCAAGATTTCCAAGACTGGGAAGCCATTGTAGTAAATGATACTGGCGAAAAGTGGACAACCATACCGGGTGCATCATATGCCCGAATTGTGACACCAAAAGAAAAACATCCTGATGCGCGTGGTGCGGGTGAAGCGCGTAATGCTGGTGTAAAAGCTGCCAAGTCTGGATTGATTGTCTTTTTAGATGCTGATGATTATTTATTGCCGGGTGCATTGTCTACCCTGTATGAAGCGTGGCAATCGACGGATGGCAATTGTGTAGTTTATGGCGACTGGCTAGTACCTAAAGGCGATGAATTGCCAGACTATTACAAGTCCTATGATTTTACTTGTGACATAAACAGCGATGATGTAATTTTGCGACGGATTATTCACCCGGTAACGGCTTTATATCCCAGATGGGCGCATGAAAAAATAGGTGGTTTTAATATCACAATGCCAGCATGGGAAGATTGGGATTATCAGATTAAGATGTATGCCCAAATTGGCTTATGTGGTTTGCGAGTTGAGGAAGCCATTTTAGCCTATCGTCCAAATACCGGGTTAAGGCGCAAATATGCAGCGTTTGAGGAAGCAAGTCCAGAAAAAAAAGCTGCTGTGAAAGCAGAAAATGACAAGCTAAAGAAAATACTTTATAATGAACATATTGATTATTACAAGAGGCGCAAACCAATGGCATGCAAAAAATGCCCACAAGGCAAACCGTATAACAAAGCACTGGCAGAATTGCCACAATCTGATTTTGAGGCACTCGTAGCTAGAAATGGAGATGGTATGATACTTGAATACAAAGGGCCGATGTCTGGCAAATTTACAGTAAAAGGCGGGGCAAGTGGTAAGTCCTATCGAACAATGCTAACGAATGATGGCATGTTGCTTTTTGATGTGCATCCTCAAGATGCTGAATCATTGAAACAACGTACACGAAAAGGTCAACCGCTATGGGTTGAGTTTAGTTTACCAGAGCGAAATACCACATTAAAAACTGAACCGATTAAAAGTAATGCGCCAAAATTGCCTGTCAATGATATTGTTATGGATGACATTTGGGCAGATGTACCAGTTAAAGCTGCTGGCATGGGCATTGATTCAAGCAATGTTGAAGCAGCGTTAAATGTCATGGTTCCAGAATTTGATACCATTGATGATTTTCGTATTTGGATGAAAACGAATCCAGAACCAGAGGATTTATTGGTTGTTTTGACAACTGAGAAAAATCAGGATAAGCCGCGCAAGACCATCATTAAAGAAATTAATCGGGCGTTGAATGGATAAATTGAGTATTCCTTATACGGCAAAAGATGGCGATCTAACCATCGGGGAACTGAGGAAAATCATTAATATGATACCTCTCGATCTTGATGACAGAAATGTTTGGATAATAGACAGCAGTAGCGGATTATCAAATTGTATTTACGAAGTATTTCCATTAAACAAATCCGAGCGCGGATTTGATGTTGTCTTATGTCCAAAATCTGATGATTAAATTACTAATTGCTATCCTCGCCACATGGCGGCTATCTGCCATGCTATCTTATGAAGCGGGGCCATTTGATATCTTCATTTGGTTACGCGAATTGGTTGGAATTGTGCATGATGATACAGGCGAAATTGTAACGGATGATGGTTCATTTTTTGCCGAATTGTTTACTTGCATTTGGTGTTTATCGGTTTGGATAGGTGCGTTTGTGGGGATTGTTTTGTGGTTTTACCCGGTATTGGTTGTGTTGTTTTTACCATTTGCACTTTCCGCAGGTGCAATTTTGATAGAGAGGTTGGCGCGTGGCTAGAGCAAGTACCTACACATGGCTTCCCTTAGACCGGTTTTTCAAAATCTTAGGAGCTGATCCATTTCATACGAATGGCATTTATACCAGCTTACGACCTACTCGTTCAGGTTGTGATGATATGTGGCTTCAATATGACTGGCAAGATGCGCAGCATGTTAGCCGTGAAAGTTTAGCTGAAGCTATTCAAGATGCTGAAAGTCAGATTGCTAATTATGTTGGCTATAATCTTTTGCCAACTTGGGAAATTGACGAACGGCACAAAACGCAATCCCCAGGCGACCCTACGCTTTTTTCCTCTGGATTCAACATACGGGGCCAATATAAAACAATTAGAACAGATAAATATCATGTTATCTCTGGTGGGCAACGTGCCAAAACTGTAATTGAAGCAGGTGCATCTATTACACGTTCGGATGCTGATGGTGATGGGTATGATGAATTGTGTACTGTTACAGTAGCAACGACAGTTACAGATGAAAATGAAATCAGATTATATTATCCCGGTGAATCTGCTGCTGATGAGTGGGAAATTAGACCGCTTAACAGCGTAGTCATTTCAGGTGGCAATGCTGTTATCACTTTCAAAATCTGGCAAATACCATTGCCTAATTTGTTAGAGGAATTGGACGCTACAGGAATCGACGGCGATACAGCCGCCAATTTCCTAACTACCGTTGACGCATACCGGGTTTATAATGACCCTGAAACGCAAGTACAATTTATGTGGGAACCATTCCCAAATTGTACTTGCGATACTGGGACTTGTACGGTTTGCCAGCATGGAACCCAGTATGGTTGTTTGCTTGCCCGCGATTATCGCCTTGGCAGATTTGCTTATTCACCTGCTACTTATGCTGATGGTGCATTTACTGAGTCCACTTTTTCAGAATGTCGCGACCCTGACCAATTGCGATTATGGTATATGGCTGGCTGGCAAGATAAAAGTCAGGATAGACCGTGGCAACAGCTTGATCCATTCTGGGAAAAAGCAATTGCTTATTTTGCCGTTGCTTTGCTAGACCGTGAAATCTGCGAGTGTGAGCCGCTTATCGTTTTCTGGCAACATTGGCAGCGTGATTTGTCAATGACGGATGCGAGGTCGTTTAATAAAACGTTTGCTGATTTGGGTAATGAGTTTGGCAGTTGGCAAGGTGCAATGTATGCTTGGAAACGGGCAAATCAGGAAGGCAGGAAAATACCGCGATGAAAACTAAATTATTTGAAGCCAATGTGCTTTGTGAAATGTCTTCATGGGGTGTTGGTTTTCAGATTGCCACGACTAAATATAGTAATTGGCGTTTTTCTGCATCTTTAGATTTTCTCTGTTTTTTCTTTGTTATTTGGTTTGGCAAAAAAACAAAGCGCAATACCGGGTAACTTTACAAATAGCCCTGCTTAATTTATAATCAGATAGACATATAAACATAAATATTTTTAGCCCTTAACTCGTCAGGCGAGTTGAGGGCTTTTTTGTTTTGGAGGCAATAATGGGAATTGACCGCGTAATAAGCAAAAGTAGCGATATTCGCGTATGGTTTATTGAAAATCGTGCGAATCCGGCAAACAATGCAACGTATCAGGGATTAATGAAGTTTAATGACCCAAGTCAATCCTTAGGCGATGTAACAAAAATTGAGATACCAGATCCTAATCAAGCGGGACGTTTTATCGAAATTGACGAAATGCAGGGTAGTGAAGAGCGGGTATCATTTGGCATTATGGGACGTTACCCACGTGCCCAATCAGATATGAAACGTCTTGCAGAAAAACGATGCCAGCTTGACATTCAAGCGCATCTTGGTCGCTGTCGTGACCCGCAAGATTATAACGGTGGTTGGGAAAAAGTTATCTTTTTTGAAGCTACCCGACTGACAAATTACTCAATTGAAAACTTTGGTGCAATTGAATCTGGTGAAGATAATCCAACAAACGAATCTGCTGATACCAATGCCGCACGATGGTATGAGCGAGTACGTTTGAATTTTGCCGAACGTGCTACAAGCGACACATTTAACGAAGTGGTCGCTGTTCGTGTTTGTGATAGCAACGAGTGCGGTGATTGCGATTCCCCCTCCGATGGTTGCCAACGTGTTTTCTCTGTTCAATTGGCGGCTGGCAATTCCCCCGGTGTATCCCCATCTGTAATTTATAGCGATGATGGCCTTCAAACAAATGGCCTGACTTTTATTGATACCTTGACAAGTTCTCAGGAACCATCTGACGCAGCTTGCATTGGCGATAATTTAGTAGTCATTTCAAATGATGCTGGTTCTCTGAATTATGCCAATACGGGTGACATTTTACTGGGTACTGAAACTTGGGTTGAAGTTGCTACTGGTTTTGCCGTTGGTGGTGAACCGAATGCCATTTGGTCAATTTCTGCACGAGATACCTGGATCGTCGGAGATGGTGGCTATATTTACTACACGAATGACCCAACGGCGGGAGTATCTGCGCAAGATGAGGGCGTAGCAACTGCCCAAAATCTAGCAGATGTGCATGCTTATGATTCTCAAAATGTGGTCGCTGTAGGTGCATCAAATGCAGTGGTCTATACGAATGACGGCGGCGGAACATGGGCAAGTGTAACTGGGCCTGCTGTCGGTGTAAATCTTACGGCGGTTTGGATGAAAGATGTAGACACATGGCTAGTTGGTGATGCTAATGGCGCATTATGGTACACGAATAATGCCGGAACTACTTGGACGCAGCGTAATCTACCAATTTCTACTGATGAAATTGACGATATTGTTTTCCCGACTGATTCAGTAGGTTATTTGGCCGCTCGTTTATCTGCTCCCGCTGGACGCATTTTAGCCACAATTGACGGTGGTAAAAGCTGGTACGTCATGCCAGAAGGCAGCGGCGCAATTCCCGACAACGATTACATTAATAGCATTGGTATCTGTTCAAAATCTTCACCCAGTATCGCGGCTAATACAATTTATGCTGGCGGTCTAGGTGCTGATGGTTCAGATGGCATTTTGCTGAAATTGAGCTAACTATGGAAAAACAATACGAAATTAGTAATCCTGTAGCGGCGGCTGTTGAAGTTGACCAAATACAGGCAAGTAAAAATGGTGTAAGTCCTGACACTTTTACCACATCATACGGGGTTAAGTTACGTCTTAAGGCGGTTAACCGTCAATCGCTCGGCTCCATTTCTGACAAATATCTGCGTGAAAAACCCAAGCCGCCGATTGTGATGATTGAAAGTAAAGGGCGCAAAGAACCAAATCACGATGATCCTGATTTTCAAGACGCGCTTACTTCGTGGAATCTATCCATGTCAATGGCAATTAGTAACTTTATTTTGCTGCGTGGTACTGAATTAGTATCGGTTCCAGATGGCATGATGACATATGATTCTGATGAGTGGCGTTTTGAGATGGAATTAATGAGCAACCTATCTGACAATCCGCGTGCCTGCTATCTTGAATGGTTGCGTGGCGTGGCGTGTACAGAAAAGGATTCTACAAAACTTTTCCAAATCATTGGCCGTAAATCCAATATTGCACAGGAGGACGTGGAAAGCGCGGCGGCGCAATTTCGGAGTTAAGTGGAATGGTTCTGATGTTTTGGCGGTTCCATTAAGGAATCGCCTAAACGCATCTATTCATTTTGGGCTAACCATACCGGGTTTTGTACCAGAATTCGAGGAGTGGGAAGCTGGGACAGCCGCTGGACTTAATATGTGGCAGTGGGAAAGCAATGAGTATCCGACTGAATTCAAAGCGCGGGTAATAGCATGGCATAGATTGCACAACAGCATAGAGGCTCATAAAACGGATGTCAGCATACCAAAGCCTAAAAAGAAATGATAGATACCCTGTATGTTGGCAGGGTATTTTATTTTAAGGATTTATAAAGAATGGCACTAGAGAAAATAGGGGTTGAAGCCACAATTGAGGGGTTGTCATCTTTCCGGCGCGGCATAGGCCAGATGGATGATGATGTTCGTGGTTTTGGCCGTTCTGCTGATGGTATTGTCCCTGGCTTAAATAGTATGGGTGATTCGCTGTTAAAAATTGGCGGCATTGCGGCGGGTGCGTTGGTGGCTGGATTAGCAGCGGCTACGACTGGCATAATTGCTTTTACTGGTAGTGGTATCAAAGCGGCAATCGACATGGAAGATCAAATGGGCAACATTGCCGCTGTAATGAATACCACGAAAGATGATATTCAGCCGCTATCTGATTTGATTGTTGATTTAGGTATTGATCCCGGCTTAAAAGTCACAGCCGAAGAAGCTGCGAATGCTATAGAACTATTGGCGCGTAATGGTTTGACCATGCAGGAAATCTTAGACGGCGCGGCAAGGTCTACCGTTTTGCTGGCAAATGCGACGGGTGCTGAATTTGGCAATGCGGCCAATATTGCTACTGATGCAATGGCTATTTTTAATATCGAAGCTAAGGACATGCAAGGGGCAGTTGACGGCATAGTGTCAGTCACGACTAATTCAAAGTTTACCATTGACGATTACAGCCTAGCTTTGCGGAATGGTGGAGCCGCAGCGGCTATTATGAATGTGTCAATGGAAGATTTTAATGCTGTAATTGCTACTAGTGCTGATGAAATGGGCAGCGGTATGAAGGCGGGTACTGGGTTTAGGAATTTCCTAACCAGATTAACGCCTGCTAGTGACAAAGCAGCAGAGGCCATGCAGCAATTGGGGCTAGTTACATCTGCTGGTACTAATATGTTTTTTGATGCCAACGGGCAATTGAAAAGCATGGCGGAAGTAAGCGGCATTTTGGAAAATGCACTATTTGGCACCTCCACTGCAATGGTTGAAGTGGGCGGTCGAACGGCAGCGCAAAATGAAGAACTTGCTAGATTACAAGGTATTTATAATCGTACGCTAATCTCAATTCAGGATTATGAAACAGGGGTAAAAGGTGCTGGTTTATCAGATGAGGCCAGAGCTAATAAATTAGAAGATTTGCAATTACAACTTGCCAATACGGCGGCGGTTATGGGGCCATTAAACGCCATACAGGGTGATTTAATCGAAACAACTAATACCCTAACTGATGCCGAAAGAAGCGCGTACTTAGAAACCATATTCGGGGCAGACGCTTTAGGTACTGCTATTGCTCTTTCCAAAGAAGGGGCAGATGGTTTTGCAGAATTAGCCGCGTCAATGTCGGAAACAAAGTCAGCAGCGGCGGCATTGGAACGAATGGATTCTGTTGCTGGTGTAATGGAAATTATTAGCAGTGTTATTGACGGTTTGAAACTACAAATTGGACAAGCATTTTTACCGCTTATTAGAGATTTGGCAGATAATTTTTTGGTCTTTGTTCAGAATGTCGGGCCAAAGGTGGTAAAAGCATTTGAAAATATATCAGGTGGTATTAGTGAATTTGTTAGTTTATTGCAAGATGGCGAATCGCCACTAGATGCTTTTTTTGGTGGACTGGAAAAAGGCGGCATATCAAAAGATTTTATTAAGCAATTAAAAGATGCGGTTAAAGCAATAGATGATTTTGTCACGCCAATTATAGAATTTGTAAAAGACCATGCAAAAGAATTTAAGGGCGCATTAGTTGGTATCGGTGCTGTTTTGGGAGCTGGTATTATCGTATCCGTTCTCACCACAATTGGCGGTTTAATTGCTGCTTTAATTTCACCTATCGGCTTGCTAATTGTTGGATTTGCTGCACTTGGTGCGGCAATATCTCATTTTGGCGGTATTCAGCAGATTATTGAAAACATTCGCAATTTTATAACTGAAACTGACTTTGCCGCTTTGGGGCAAGATTTAATCACAAAATTTTTAGAGGGAATGTCTAATTTAGGCGAGTCTTTTGGAACATGGGCTGGCAACCTTTTAGTATCAATTACTGAATCAATAAATAACATAGATTGGATAGCAGTAGGTGAAAGTGTCATTACATTTATTGGCAATGCTATAGCTGGGGCGGTTGGCTTAATTGCATTGGCAGTTACGGGATTATTTAATTTTTTCAAAGGAACCTCTGACTCGCAAGACTGGGCAAGCATTGGATTAGATTTATTAAACTCAATTTTAGATGCTTTATCTGGTTTTGTTGCTGGTGTATTGCCTGTCTTACAGGGTTGGTATCAATCATTTATCAGTTGGGTTCAGTCGGTTGATTGGCTGGCAATTGGCAATTCAATTGTCACATTTGTTTTGAATGGCTTGAATAACTTTATTTCATTCGTTGGGGAAACACTATCGGGCTGGTGGACTTCGTTTACAACATGGGTGGATAGTGTTGACTGGGTGCAAATTGGCCTAAATATTGTGATGTTTGTCATCGAAGGTTTAGTAAATTTTGTAGCAAATGTAGCCGAAACTCTAGGCACATGGTATCAGGCATTTGCTGACTGGGTAGAATCAATCGATTGGAAACAGATCGGCTATGATATTGTCACTTTTATTATTGATGCATTTCAATTCTTTAATGAGGAAGTACCAGCAACACTTGATCAGTGGGCGCAAAATTTCGTTGACTGGGTAACCGAAACCGACTGGAAACAAATGGCAATCAATCTGATTGTCGATATGGTAGTCGGTTTGGGTGAATTCTGGTTTTATGCACAGCCTAAAATTCAGGCATGGTGGACTTCAATTAAAGACTGGTTTGATAGTATTGACTGGGCAGCATTGGGACAAACTATTATAGATGGTGTAGTAAGCGCAATTACTAATGGAGCCGCAGCTATTGCAGGTGCCATTGGCGATATGATACAGGGTGCTATTGATGCCGCAAAAGATGCATTAAATTCCCACTCTCCATCAAAGGTATTTTATGATATTGGCACAAATATCGGTCTAGGTTTGATTGGTGGCATTAATGCTATTGCGCCATCGGTGCAAGAATCAATCGCTGCTTTATTTGATATTGGCGGTGCATTGGGTGGAATTGGCGGCGGTTTTGTTAATCAATTGAAAAATGATATTTTGCCAGAATTAGAAGCGGCGGTTGAAAATAGGCAATTCAATCTTGATTCATTGATGTCTAGTTTTACCGATAAATTTGGGATAGAAACCGATCCGACGAGTTTGGTCAATGCGTATTTTGCCGCAATTCATAGCGGCAATACTGAAATGCAAAAAGATATTGAGTCCATTTGGCGCGTACAGGGTGAATTAAACGGAGCAACAGCGGAATATGAACAAGCACAAGCCAGCATTGTGGCATTGCAAAAAGCACAAGCCGACCTTGCATTTTTAGAGCAGCAGCAAAAATTACTTGATTTGATTACCGAAAATGGGCTAAATGCAAAGGATATTTTAGGCGGTTTGGAGCTTGGCTTGGGGGCAGATACACAAGGATTAGTCGAGGCCATGACCCGTGCAATTCAGGCAATTATTGAACAGGCGAATGACCAATTGCAAATTGCCTCACCATCTGGCGTATTCAAACAAATTGGCAAATACATTACAACTGGTTTGGCGGAGGGCATTGATCAAACCTCTACCAGTCCGGCACAGGCTATGGAATCAATGATAAATCGCATGGTACAACCTGTGCAAAGTCAGGCGGCTATGCCATCGGTAATCAATCAGCCATCGACTACTACCGTTACCAAAACAGCACAAGTTGATATGTCTGGTATGCAAGTTGGGAATGAAATGGATTTACAATTCTTGGGTGACTTCATTTTGCAGAAAGTTTCAGAGGCTATCTAATGACGGATGCAATTTTAAGGATAACAGATGGCACTACCTATATTAGTTTGATTGACGAATCAAGCGGTTTTCATCTGGTTAATTGGGTTCCTGCTATTACTGATTATAAAGGCGGCGGTATTTTTCAAGACCCGCCGTTAGCCGACTGGCGGCAATTGCGCGTGGCAAAATGGGCAACAGCACAGGAGCAATTTGGCCTGACAATTAACGGTCAAAATCCTGACAATGTTGCTTATAATTTGCAAGAGTTGCGGCGGTTGCTGGAAAAGGCAAATGCTTACTGGACAACTGATTGGCAGAATACACCTGTTTATCTAAAGGCAAAAGCGAAATGTGAGACTAATACCCGGTATTGTTTGGTGGTAAAGGGTCGCTTGGGAAATGACCAAAATTACTATCGTCAACCGTTTACAGGCATTAAAACCACTATGCGAGATTTGCCGCTGGCAATTGAGCGGCGCGAGTGGTTGCAAGAGATACCGGGTTCTAGTAATGCAATTGCAATTAGTTCTGTTGAGGATTATGAAAGCAATTCGTATGGCAATGTAGATAGTTCTGGTGTAAGGCAAGCTGTTACAACTGCTGATGTTTTTGTTGCCAACCGTAGAAATGTGGCAAATATTACAACAATTCAACAGTCAACAGCGGCAAATATTTGGGGAAGTGCCTTGCCGTATACTATTGTGGGGACTGGAGGAAGTAACGAAACCGAGTTCGGAATTGATACCAGCTTAACTGATTCTGGGCCGTTTTCTAATATTGTATTTGATATTTCACAGGCGCAAGTTGGGGGGACTGGTGGTGTATGGGAATATTGGGATGGTAGTGCATGGACTGCACTTTCTATTATCAGAGATGAGACAGATTCATTTTTGAATACTGGCGTTAGGGTTGTTTCATTTCAGCAACCTAACGACTGGGCAACAAATACGCCAATTGGTGTGACAGATGGATATTTTATTCGTTTTAGATATGCGACAACAAATGCAACACAAGCGGTAATTATCCAAAATAGACAACCGTATAGCGTTGTTTGGCCGTATGTAGAAATTCAAAGCAATATTATCGGTGGTGATATTCCTGCATTGGTTAAAAGCATTGTACAAAATCGCTATATTGATATTAACGACCTAAACGGGATTGGCCGTATTCAAAGGGTGATTGTCGGGTTGCGTAGCATGGATCGCGGTGCTGATTTTACGCCAGTTCTGAATGTAGCAGATGAACAAAATCCAGCAGGCATATCGATAGCATTGGGCGGAGCATCTTTTGTTGACGACTCGGAATCGCCAACCGGACGCGCTGCACAATCAACAACGACAGGCACAAAGGTAATCGCATTTACAATAGATGAAACATTGGCTAGTCAGTATTTAGGTTCATATCATGTTTGGCTTATTACTGGTACGGGCATTCCTGTAGACACGACATTTTACATTCAATATACTATTGGCAGTACCGGGTCAACTGTTGAATTGCCTTCTGTTGGAAGGGAAGCCATAACTATTTCTGATAACTTTGCAATTGATTTAGGGCAATTGATTTTAGCTCCCACTGAATTTAATGATCCTGATGAAATAGAAATACGAATAAATATTGTTTATGCTAGTACCGCTACAATAAATTATTGGCAAGTTTGGTTAATGCCAATTGATGAATACGCTGCTGATTTTTATCCCGCAGGAACATTTAATACTGATAGAATTTTAGGCAATGCTAATATAGGATATTTAGATTCAATATCAGTAAGAAAAGGTAGAAATTCGCCATCTGGTATCGTGCGCGAAACTACTAATAATGATGTAGCTATGAATTTACAAGTAGTTGCCAATGGTCAATTTATTTTACAGTCTGGAAAGCAGCAAAGGCTATATTTTTTGACTATGCGACGATCTTCTAATCCGCAATGGCAAATTGGAACCGAGTTAATGATGTCTGTGCAACTTGAAACTGTGCAGCGTTATTTATCCCTCCGAGGCAACCGATGAAAATTGCAATACTGACAGATTTATTAAATTATGACCCGGCATACTCCATTTGTGGAGCCGTGAAAAACCAATTGCTTATGCTGCAAATGCGCGGTTATAACCCTGTATTGGTTGTCAAAAATGGCTATGATGATTCATTCCGTCAATATGGCAATCCTAAAATAATTGAGATAAATCAGGGCAAATGTGACAATGTTGTCAAAATTGACAATGATACAGAATCGGAAATTGAGCATATTTACAACGAACTCATGACCACCATACCGGGTTTTGATGCCATCGTAACGAATGACTTAATTTACCAGCCAGCAATGTGGAAAATGCACGTAGCAGCGCGGCGGTTTGCTATTGAAAATCCTGATATAAAATGGCTTCATTTGGTTCATTCTGCCACTAAAATGGATGTCATTAGGCAAGCTGGAAAATATCAGAAAGAATTATTAGGCAAGTTTCCTCATTCAACTTTGGCGGTTTTTGACAATGAGGAAAAGATACGTAAAGCGGGGTTGTATGGCTACGAAGTCGATGAAACAGCGATAGTGCCTAATACGCTGGACATTACAGAATATTATGAGCCACTCACAAAAAAAGTAATTGCCGACAATAAATTATGGCAAGCCGACATGATAGCAGTTTACCCGTGCCGATTAGACCGGGGGAAACAGCCACACATCGTTATAGAAATTTTTGAGCAACTTAACGAGATGGGTTTTTATGCGCCTGTCGTTGTGGCAGATTTTCACTCAACAGGCGGTGATAAAAAGACTTACCGTGATGAATTGCGCCAAATGGCCGGAATTAAAACGCCTGTCATTTTTATGTCAGATTATGCACCTTACCATGTGCCTCATAAGGTTATTCGTGAACTGTTTGAATATGGTGATATTCTGGTACATCCTAGCCGATCCGAAACTGATTCAATTGTAGCCATTGAAGCGGCATGGGCTAGATGCGGCTTGGTTTTGAATATGGACTTACGTCCGTTTCACCAGTGGCAGGAATTGGTGTGGGGCAAATTTAGCGCAAATATTGACATCACCACTGGTTTACTCGGCACAACTGAAACGAATTATGCAGATCGCAAAATGTACATGAAAAATATTGCTAATCAGATTGTTTATCATATGAGCAATAACCCTGTATTGGCGGGGCATGTGCGAGTGCGACAGGTGAAAAGCTTAGAGGCGGTTAGCTGCCAATTAGCAGCCGCATTATCATGAACTATTTAGATATAATGCCAACCATACAGGGTTCAAAAATCTTGGTAACAGGGCCGCAAAGAAGCGGTACAACCATATGCGCTAAAATTCTAGCTCATGATTTGGGCTACAATTTTTACACTGAGGAACATATCAATATTAGCAGTTTTGAAGCTGCCAAAAAGATGGTTGAAACTCAAGATAAATTTGTTTTGCAATGTCCAGCAATTTGTCATGTCATTCATGAGTTGGATGCAACCATTATTATGGTAAGCAGACCGGTACATGAGATTGTAGCCAGTGAAGCAAGGATTGGTTGGCAAGGTGAGCGGCAAAATGAATTGAAAAAATACAATCGCTCAAATGGTATTATTTCGCTGGTGAAATATCAGGCATGGTATACATGGCAAAAAGCATTGTGTAAGGAATCATATGAGATTGATTATCATTCGCTCGACTCTCATGAGCTTTGGGTGTCGATTGAAAAACGGCATGGTTTTGGCAAAAGGCAAACATCATGATTCACGTAATTATTCCTTGCTATTTGCTGCCTGATAACAATAATGCTTTGCTTAAGTGGACAGCGCGATGCGTTGAATCATTGCGTGAAAATACATCTCAACCATACCGGGTTTTAATTATTGATAACGGTTCTCAAATGGGAACTGGCTATTTGATGGCAATTTCAACCAGTGGCTATTATCGGCGTAATCCGTCTAATTATGGTTTTGCAAGGGCAGTCAATCAGGGATTAAAAATATCAATGGATGCTGACTGGATTGTAGTTGCCAACAATGATATAGAATTTTTGCCTAACTGGTTTGAGTATATGTCAAGCGCGTGGGATGAAAAGACGGGCGTAATATCCTCGCACCTACATGCGCACGATCCTGAACATAAAGCGGGTGTGCAAGATGCAACAGTTGGTACTATGTTTGGTGCGTTATGGATGACAAAACCCGGTATTGTGGTTGATGTTGGTTTGCTGGATGAAGGTTATAAGTTTGGCTATTTTGAAGATCGGGATTATTGGCAACGTGTTTTGGCCGCTGGCTATACGATGAAAAAGGCAGGATGGTGTAACCATGCGGGAAATGCTACCAGTGGCAAACTCAAAAACATGAATGAGTTTTTTATGGCAAATAAGAAACGATATGAGGAAAAATGGCAAATAAAATCTTAAAATCAATTGGCTTTATTGCTGGTTTGCTTTTGGCAATCTGGCTGTTTTCATCGGCAAGTGCTGAAAGTTCAACCATTTCATACTGGGTAATTACTGTGCGCGGCTCGTATATGGATGTCTGGGTAGATTGTAATAGTGAAATAACCACTATTGAACATCTTGACGGCATGTCTCAGCCGGGTGGCTGGAATAAACATTCTATAGATGTTGACTTGTCTGGTTGTGATGTTTTGCGAGTGGGTTTTACCAGTGAATTTCCTCAAAATTCGTTGGGCTGGAAAATTAAAGGAATTGCAATAGATGGCGTTGTAATTCCTAATGGTTGTTTTGAGAATGGCGGTTTGACGGGATGGGAATTGCCCGATGTTGGATGGTCGCTATCTGTGGCAGGTGGTACTAAAAATCTAATACCAGAGGATTGCGAGGGACGGTATGCTGCGAAGCATGGGCCAATTTCCACTAATGGCAATGGGACGGCAAATGTACCAGCCACAATTTTCAAAACTATCTATCCTGGTATAAAACCAGAGCCAACAGCTACCAGTAATGCAACAATGGAACCAACACTACAGCCAACAAATACACCTATGCCAACCGCCACAAATACCGGGTGTTTTTATAATCATTGCAACTATCTGCCAATATTGGGAAAATAAATGCCGACATTTGATGCAATAACAGTTGATGCTAGTAGCGCAAATCGCAGTAGTGCGTCATTTTCGCATACTACAAGCGGAACTGATAGGACATTAGTTGTTATTGTAAAGTTGTTTTCAACCGTAACAAATCCAGTTACGGCAATTACCTATAATGGAGTGACATTAACGGCGCGTGTCCAGCGTGAATATAATTACACTGTAAACCGTTATTTAACTACTGAAATCTGGACATTAGATAATCCTGCTAGTGGTTCAAATACTGTTGCTGTTACACTCACTGGAACGGCAGTTGCTAGTGAAATATCGGCAATTAGTTACACGGGCGCAAATAATGGCGTAGGTGGGAATGTTGGTCAAGCCGATGGGACGGATACAAATCCAACGTGTACATTTACAACCGGAGCAGCTACTAGTCTAATTGTAGGTGGTGCTAATTTCTTGGGCGGTGATGGTACGCCATTTACACCTGGAACTAGTACAACTGAACGTAGTGACGGTGCTACTGGCGTTTCAACCTCAACTGATATTAGTTACACAGATGGTGATGAAACCGCAACGGGCGGAAGTGACACATTAGATTTTACAGCTTCAACAAATGATGAATGGTCTATCGTTGCTATTGAATTGTTGGCAAGTGGTGGAGCAACGACGACAACGACGACAACGACGACAACGACAACGACGACAACGACGACAACGACGACAACGACGACAACGACGACGACGACAACGACGACAACGACGACAACGACGACAACAACGACGACGACGACGACTAGCACTACTACCACATCAACAAGCAGTACAACAATACTGCCAACTTTTGCCGCTACTATTGGCACATTTCATCAATCGGTTAGCCTATCAATAAGTGCATTTGACCCGCTAGTTGTGGGCAGTTCATTGGTAGATGATTCCCTAGGCGACAAATTAGACAGCGGTACATACTCGCATACGATTAGCGCATTAGGTGGCTATGATTCAGCACTCATTAAAATAGTCGATTCGCAGATTGATTTAGAGGACTGGCTCGCTAATGGCCTAATGCGACATATTGAAGTTTATAATCCTTCACTGGTAAAAATTTGGGAAGGATTCGTAAATCAGATTGATATTATTTTAGGCGGATTGTCGGTAACTCGTGGGCCACTTTTGCAAGTTTCAAATAATGTCGCCTTGACCTATTCAACAGTAGACACTACTGTCTCCCCTCCTGCCATTGGTATGAGGGCGACTACGGCGTTTAGCGGTGATACTGATAGCCAAGCCCTGTATGGTGTTTTAGAGTCTGTTTTGAGTGCGGGTGGAGTCAGCACAACAGAAGCAACAACAATACGTGATGTCTTTTTGAATGAGAATAAAGACCCGCAAACTAGCCAAAAATTAAACATTGGTCAAGGCGGCGGTATTACATTAAGTCTAAATTGTTTGGGTTACTCGCACCTGTTCAAAAAATACATTTACAATCAAACGGCCAGCACGGGAACTAATGATTTAGATGTTGTTTTAGCGGCTATTATTGCCGCCGATCCTAATAGCATTTTTAGTACGTCAACCAGTAAAATAACAGCCAATACTTTAGCAGTTAAGCAATATTTGAATGACAATGCCAACGCCTGGAGCCTCATACAGGGTTTAGTGGCGCGTGGTGATAGTTCAGACAATCGTTATATTTTTGGTATCTATAATGGTAGAGTGCCAACATACGAAGTCATCCCGACTGATTTTGAATATCAGCAGCGATTAAGCGACCCGGCGCAAAGGGTAGAAACTTCACAAGGAATCGAGGTCAAGCCGTGGGATGTAACGGCTGGAAAGTGGCTATTTGTACCTGACTTTTTAATTGGAAAAGTGCAACCAACTACATTGAGACTTGATCCGCGTATGATTTTTATCGAATCGTTGACTTATACAATGCCGTGGGGACTTGCCATACAGGGTGGAAAGACTGATAAATTAAGCCAGAAATTAGCTAAGTTGGGATTAGGTGGAATAGGGAGTGGTGTCTAAATGCCAGGATATGCGGTGCAAAATCAGAATGAAGATCAAATATCGCTTTTATCGGCGCATTTTAGACTGCTTTATAATCCGACTTATGCAATGGCGGATGCAATTGGCATGTTGCAAATGTTTCCTGGTATTGTGGGAATTTGGCCTGGTAGTTTATCGGGTGGTGGCAGTGGTAATCAAGACATGCTGGTAGATACATCAGGTAATGGACTACATTTAACTAGAAACGGATCGCCTGTTTTTAACACCGCGCAATTGCGGAACTTTGTGAGTTTTAATGGTTCCACAGATTACTATACCCATGCCGATGCTGCAATATTTGATATTTTAGGAACGGAGGCGCATATTGCCACAACTATTCGAGGTTTAACAATGGGCGCGTGGATATTCCCTGACAACACTCTGCCAGTGGCCACAGAACAGATTATTACTAAGGGTGGGACAAGCGCATATTTAATTAGCAGAGGAACAACGGGGCTGGTTAATTTGTGGATTAGCGATGGTGTTACGCCAATTAATGTGAGCAGTGCAGCAGTAGGTAGTGGGTGGTCATTTATAGCTGGTAGATTTGATCCGTCAACAGAGCAGAAATTATGGGTAAACAATACAACATACACAAATACAACCAGTATTCCGGCATCAATTGCTAATGTAGCTAATCCATTCTCGATTGGGGCGAATGGCGGCGGTAGTAGTTTTTTTGATGGTAGTATTGCATTAGTGTTTTTAGCACAGGCGGCAATACCAGATCAATTTATCAATGCTTATTTTCAAATGACCGCTCCGCTATTTGGCATTAGTGTATAATGTTTTTATGGCTATCACTGAAAAGCGCATCGAAGAATTAGAAGTGATGATAAATGACCTAAGTGAACAGGTGCGGCGCAATCATGTCATCTTAAATGGTGATACAAATATAGCATTTTCATCTGGCGTTTTGTGGCGATTAGAGAGAATAGAGAATAAGTTTATGCAACAATCAGACCTAATCAAAAATTTAGCTGTTGAGTTACGGCAGCAAAATGAACAGCGTGAAAAAGAGCATGATATTCGTGAGGCTAGAGAACAAGAGCGCACAGAAATTTTCCAAAGAATGGAAAAATGGGTTAAAATACTAGGGCCGCTGTTAGGCGGTGGGTTAGGTTTTCAAATTATTTTTGAAATTGTAAAAACATTAAATGGAGGTTAATCGAATGGATAAGTTACAATTAGCAACATTAGCAGGTGCATTGTTATCATTACTTTTTGAATATGTACCGGGTTTGTCTGGATGGTACGAAGCAAAAGATGAGGCTGTAAAACGGCTAGTTATGTTAGGCGCAATTGTGGCCGTTGCTGCTGGTGTTTATGGTCTATCCTGTTTTAATACGCCCTGGGTTTATGTTGAGTGTACCACTGACGGATTGTTTGAGCTTTTAGGCGCGGTTGTATTTGCCATTGTTGGCAACCAGACTACTCACAAGATTGCCAAAAAGCCAGCAAAGGTATAATGAGCTTTTCAGATTTAGCTTGGCTTAATGCCATTGGTATAACTATCATTGCAGGGGTTGTAATTATTGCTTTAGTTACACTCCTGCTTTGGTATTTTAGGCGGAAATAATCAATGTTCCACTTCTTGACACCTGTAAATGACTGGCCGCGTGCCGTTGCTGTTTTTCCTGCTGAATACTGGGTTAAAGCTGTTGACAATGTTCAATTGCTAAATGAAGCCAAGGGCGTGAATAGCGGCATCAAGACTGTTTTGCGTCATTGGTACGATACCGGGCAACAATTTGACGGCGGTATCGAAGGCAATAAAGTCAGAGCGCGTCAATTTTTTGCAACATTTATTGACGGTACTTTTGACAATTATGCGCCAAATGTGGACGCTATCGAAGAATTTAATGAATATCTAGCCAATTCGCAAAATGCCACAGAGATGCAACAGCGCATCGACTGGGTAACAGCGGCGGCGAGTGTCTGGAAAAACGAATATCGCAATCAGGCTAAATATGCCCACATCAAATTAGTTATTGCCAATACCGCTATAGGAAATGATATTCCCGTTGAGTTTGCTAAAGTTGCTGCCCAGTATGATTGTCTAGTTGGCTATCATCCATACGTGCCAACAAAAGATAAAGCAATCTTACCGGGCGAATGGCCTAATTATGCCGGTCGCTGGACTGAAATGGATAAACGGTTTGTAGCGGCTGGCTACAAGGTGCAATGGCTATTCACTGAGGGTGGCCCGGTTCGTTACGATCAAGATACAGGTGGCGGCTTTACAAATTCGCTTGACCCTCAAGGCGGCTGGCGTATGGATGGCTGTTGCAATGCCGATCAAGATGCCTATTTAGCTATTATTAAATACTGGCTTGACCAAAAAACGGCATGGAATCAAACGCATGAAAACCGCGCTTTGGGTGAAGTTTTATTCACCAGTGGCGGCGGTTGGGAATGGTTCCAAACTCAACAGCCAGAAATGGACGCAATTGCTAATTTAGCTAAAAATTATGTACCGGGAGTACCGAGTATGACATGGCAAACCGAATTATGGGATAAATCTATTGAGCGACAAACAATTAGCCTAAATCCTCAGGCATCATTACAAGCCGCTATTTTTGCAGATGGATTTGTACCTGTTGAATCTGAATTTTGGTATACACCATCTGACGGCATCCAACGGGCATGTATGGCAGCTGAGAGCCTGACAACTGGCGAACGACGCGTTTATTATGCCGTTGTACCACAATGGAATAGTGTTCAATGGTTTGCTGACCCAAAATTATAATCCCCAGTAATCCATTAATTGGGCTGGTACTGGGGCAGCTATTTAATGCGCCTTATGTGATGACATCACCATTTAATGCACCACGTAATTATTCTGCTTTTGGTGGCAAAGTGGATGATAAACATGAAGGGGCAGATTTTGATGTTATTGGCGGGAGTGCTGATAATAAAAACCCTGTATTGTGCGCTTATGATGGATTGGTTGTAAATGTTGGGTTTAGTTCAGGCTATGGTAATCGTGTTATAATTGAACATGAGAATAACGGTTCACTCTTTTATACATGGTACTGTCATCTTGACGCAGTGTACGTCGGAGAGTTTGACCAAACAATACAAGGTAACGGCGTAGGCGAAATTGGCAGTACGGGTAATGCGTTTGGTGAACACGTTCATTTCAATTTACAGGTTCCCAATTATGGATTGTCGGGGTATATCGTGGCAAACGTAGTTGACCCAATGCCCTATTTTTAATGCCAACACTAACCCCCCATCGGCAAAAGATTTTGCAGTTTGTTGCTGGTGGTTTGAGCAACAGGGAAATAGCTGCTATACTCAAAATCAATCATCAAACTGTGAAAAATAATCTGCATTCTATTTATAGGATTTATAATGTACACAACAAAACAGAGGCAGTAATGGAAGGAATTAAACGCGGTCACATTGATCTAGAATTGGCCTATAAGTACATTATTGCCCGACAAAGGACAGTTGATTAAGCCTAACAAATAGCACTCTACCCCCTCCCTATAACCCTGTATGGTGTTCGCCCTAATGCCATACAGGGTTTTTTATTTTCATCCTCTGTCAGTCCGTGTCAAAAAACAACCAATTTTTAACAATTCTAGGCAACCTTAAAAAAATCTACCCTGTATTGTTTGCGGGTGGCTTGTATCGTTATCTGAATTGCCCCTAGAATGGCCTGTGCTGCGTTTTGCGCTGTTTGCATAGCAAATCATAAATGTATAGTACTGAAAACAATCCTAGTGTTTTGAGCATACCCCCTTTGTGTTTCCCTATGTAAAAGATAAAAACGCTTACAGCGCATTTTAGAGGCATTACAGGCAATTTTGCCATTTTGCAACATTTTACACGGTAACGGGTTGATTTTTATGGTTTTGTTTTGGGAAAAAATTTAAGATTGGTACACTTGTGCCACACGTGCTAAGGTGTTACAATGCAATTGTCTAATTAAAAAAATCTTTATGGAGGTAAAAAATGCGTCAACAAATTACAGTTTATTTATCGGATGAAAATCGGCATTGGCTACGCGCTGAAAGCAAACGCACAGGCGTTGGAATGTCTGGACTTGTGAATATGTTCGTTGGTCAAAAACGGCAGGCTGATAAAAATTATATTGGCAATGTCAACCGCTCATTAGAAAATGCGCGGCTGGCAGATTTAGAAAATCAATCATAACAGGAGATAAAACAAGATGACAGATAGTAATGTAGATAATAATGTATTTGGTGCTGGTGGAGTGCCGGAAGATCAAAAAACTCGGTACTTTGATTTGTTTGAGGTTGACGGATGGCAAGGTGTATGGAATCCTCGCCCAGAGCGATACGACGATCAAAATGATGAACATAAAAAATTGGCAGCAAAAGGACTGACAATTTTTTATGAGTATTCCTTTATTCCCGTAGGAACTAAGGGACAGGTTATCACTCGTACATCCTCAAAAAACAGCCGCGAATGGCGTGAAATTTTTAATAGCCTCAAAGAGTATTGGGGCATGACTGACGATGCGGCTGTCAGCCAAAAAATTGGCGAAACTTTTCATGTCCAGCATGGCGGCGGCTATATTGCCCGCGAATTAGTTGACATTGGAAAATATACAAGTAAAACAACTGGTGAAGAAAAAACGAAATGGGCGAGTAAAATTGTAGACGTTTTTACTGATGAAAATGCCGCTGTTTCTGCACATGATGAGTTTTATAATATCACCAGCGATATTCCTGGTTTTGATGATACAGAAAAACCAACTGGTTTCGATGACAAAAGTTCTGCCATGCTGTTTTTGCCTGAATTTGTGAAGATGGCAATGATGAGTCACGGCAGAGTTGACCGTGACAAATTGGCAGAATTGATTGAATCTAGCGACGTGCTGAAAGCGCATTTTACAGTGCAAAGTCAAGAAGTTGAGGATGCAATTAATGACGCTGAAACTGAACCGCCGTTTTAATTTTTAGTTCAATATGGGGCAATGCGTTTTAGGCGTGTTGCCCTGTATTGTTTTGACAGGAGATAAAAATGAAACTACAAATAAACCAAAAATTTATAAAAGCAAATACAGAATTAAAGGTTGGCAATACAATACTTTCAATTACACCACCTCTTGATGAGGACTATTGGATATTTCGCGTACAACTATCAGAAAATCAATCCATTGTAGCATTCCCGAAGTTTTTCACTATTGGTATTGGTTTTCAGCATGAGGAAGATTGGAATTGCAATTTACCCTATACGTGTAATACAGAAGAAATACTAAATCACATCCTACACAATAAACAGGATGAAACAATTTCTGATGGTTCTTGTTTTGATGCAATAAAGATTATTCAAGAAACTATCAAACAAATGAATTTAACTGGCGAATTAGAATTATGACAATTAAGTCAATCATGATGAGCCGAAATGAAAAAATACACCATCCTGAAATATGGGAATATTTCGCACATAAATACCCAATATTTGCTATGCAAGATGATATGGGGGATTTTTGGGTAAAGTGCGAAGATGACAACATGATTACAATAGAGCGTAAAGCTCCTAATGATTTACTTGCCAGTATTGCCGACAATCGCCTGTTTAATCAAGCTGCCAAAATGCGTCAAGTTAGCAACTGGTGCTATGTCGTTGTCACTGGCAAAATTGATGATTCAAATTTTATCGACGATGCGGGGCGCAAATGGACATATGCCTCTATTTGGGGTGCATTGTTATCCGTACAAGAAATGGGTGTCATGATTATTTTTTGCGATGGCGAGGATGATTTTGCACCCTGTATTGAGCGTTTAGCGAAGCGCAATCGTGGCGACATTAAAGTTAAGCCAGTTCGCAATGCCTATGTATTTGGTGGACAAGAAGCTGTGCTGGCATCTTTACCCGGTATTGGCGTGAAAAAAGCAGTGGATTATTTGAAGCTATTTGACAACAATTTGGGCGAATCAATCATGATGCTATGCAGCCCAGAAAGTGCCAAGACAATACCGGGCTGGGGTGAAAAATCAGCACAAAATCTAAAAGACTTTTTTCAGTGGTAACAGGAGAATAATAAATGAACGATAAAGCATTAGAAATCACGCAGCAAAAATTAACGCCAGATGTTTATGAGATGCTAGAAAAGATCGCACTTGCCAGTTATGACAGCCGCAAATTTGGCATTACCAAACCTGGGGAAGCGACTATTAAACTGCTGTTTTGCCTTGAAGCTGGTTTGCATCTTTCAACAGCCAATACAGGGTTATACATTGTAAATGGCAAATTGGCCGTTCAGTCAAATACAATCGCGGCAAAATTGCGTCAACATCCGAATTACGATTATGAGATTAAAGAACATACTGACAAGATTTGCACAATTGAGATTTGGCGACTAGGACGCAGTGGTGAATGGGGCGTGGCTGGTGTGTCCACATTTACAATTGATGATGCCAAAAGTGCGGGATTGCTAGGTAAGGATGTGTGGAAACAATATCCTAAAAATATGCTTTTTGGCCGTGCAATTACGAATGGTTATCGGTTTTATGCACCTGATGTTTTTGGAATGCCGCTTTACATTCCTGAGGAACTAGGAATGAAAGTTGACAGTGAAGGCAGTCCGATTATTGAAGGTAGTTTTTCAGTACATGAGCCGCAAGAAATGACCCTAAATGACTTAACGGGAAAATACGGGTTTACTCTCAAACAAATCTTAGATGCAAATAATGGGAGTGTTCCTAAACCAGAAGAAATGGCAGCGGTTTATGAAAAGTTGAGTGAGGGCGAATCTAATGTGTAAATGTATTGAACAATTTAATAAACAAATGGCAGAACATAATACCCGTATTGTTATACCATTTATGGTCAATATGGACACTGGGGAAAAAAGTAGACCAGATCAACCGCTTGTTACTACAGAGAAAATAGACAGTAGTAAGCGCGGCAGTGCAAAAAAGGTAATGGCTTCATTTTGCCCATTTTGCGGTGAAAAATATGGTGAATCCAATGATTGACCATTTATCATACTCATCTATCAGTAAATATCTAAAATGCGGCAAACAATGGAAATATCGTTATTTGGATAAGCTGCAAGAGGAAAGCAGCGATGCGCTTTTGTTTGGCAGCGCGTGGCATAAATTAATCAGGCAACATTTAGAGCATGATGTTACATTGGCAGATACTTGGCAAGAAAATGCGCTAGAAAATGGTCTAACTGAGGAAATGAATCTGCTAGGTCAAAAAATGCTTACCTCACCCGATATTGTGCAAACCATACAGGGTTTAAGCATCAATCCAGAATCATTGGAAATGAAAACAGAGCTACATATACCAGGCGTATCGGTTCCTATTGTTGGCTACATTGACATGATTCAAAAAGACGGCATTCCAATTGATATTAAAACCAGCGGCAAAAAATGGTCACAAGAGCAAGCCGATGCCAGTTTGCAACCAACATTTTACCTAGCAGCTTTAGAACAATTACAAATGATTAAATTGCCTGCCACATTTCGCTATATCGTATTCACCAAAACGAAAAATCCAGCCGTGCAAATTCTGGAAACAACACGAACGCATGAGGATGTTTTTGCCCTGTATGGATTGGTTAATGAAGTGTGGCAAGCAATCCAAAAAGAAGTATTCACACCGACCGATCCGGCTAATTGGTGGTGTCATCATAAATATTGTGGATTTTGGGATATTTGCGAATATGGAGGAAAGAATGGACGATAAACCACAATACCGGACTACGCATTACAATTATAAAGCGTGGCAAATTGAGCAACTTGTTATTCCTAGTGAAGATGCGAAAAATCAGGAACAATACTGGCGAATTATTAAGTATCCTGGCAGCTTGCAGAATGCCGTTAGGGGCATGTTAGACTTACATGCGGATGGTTTTACCATTCAGGCGGTTAACGATGTAGAAGCGGCTCTAAACAGCGCAGAGAAGCGAATTATGAATGCTTTGGATGAGTTGTTTCAGGCCAGAGACAATAGCGGGTAATGCGTAGAGCGGTTTTTGTGGCCTATGGGTGGTATCTATCCTGTTTGCCATTAAAACCGCTCTAATCATCACAGGAGATGCAATGAAGATAAATAATTGCCCATTTTGCAATGAACCAAAAGACGGAAATGACGTGTTAGATATTGGACATTTGGCCTTTTGTGTTCACTGCTCAAAATGCCGATGCTATGGGCCAAATGCGGAAAGCCAGGAAATGGCGATTGAAAAATGGAATGAAGCGGGAAAAGATGAAACTAGAAATTAGACACACTATACAGGGTATAGAATACTACTCGCCTTATGACAAGGGATTAGTTGCCGGCCTGAAAAGCAAAATACCGCAAAATGAAAGGCAACCTGCATATGTCAATGGTAAATTTAGTCATTGGCTGGTTCACAACCGCCATAAGAAACTTTTGGATGATTTGAGCATGGTTCATTTCGGCAATTATCCTGATGTTATCGGAGTGCCAAAACCGGAAAACACAGGGCCGATTGTTAAGCTTTTACGAGTGAAATACATAGGCGCACCAAAAGATCGCGGCGGTGGTAACAATCTATCATTTGCTTTAGATTTTGATGGCAATTGGAATACTGTATGTTCAGAGGATGTTTTGCGAGATTGGTTTGATTGTGGCATTGGTGGTCAAACTGGAAAATCTAATTACGAAACCCTGTATGGTTTGTTGGTTGTTTCCCGCAATGCAACGGATGATGAAATTAAAAAAGGTTATCGGCGCATGGCTAAACGATTCCATCCCGACGTATGCAAAGATGATGATGCTGATGAAATGTTTCGTAAAGTGCAAGATGCCTATGAAACTTTATCTAATCCAATGATGCGCCGTAAATATGATGCTGGCTTGACATTGACTGCCAGTCTTGAAAATCAGCCTGATTATGGTTGGCAAAAAAATGATAACTTTTACCGTCCGCCGTTGCGCTGTGGCTTAATTATGGCAACGGGGAAAGAGGAAGTTGGACGTTTTGTAATCGAGAAGATTATGAAATGGGAGCCAATTAAGCGCGGCTATATGGAGCTTGTTACGTCATTCGACAAGACAACAAAGTCAATTGTTGAAGAATGGATTTAGGTATTGCAATGGCTTACCAGTGGTGCTATAATGGCACAATACCGCCAAGTTAACAGACTTTTTAATTTACTAAACCAAAATCAAAGATTATAAAGTTTGTTGTACAACCGCATACGCCTAAACAGCGGGGCAATATGTAAGACTTGGCGGTCTAAAAAACATATTGTCCCGCTTGTTTTTTATACAGGAGAATGAAATGAGTAAAGCAATCATACCGGGTAGCCTCTCACACATAGCAAAACGAGAAAATCAATCATTGGCCGAATCGTTTTTGAGTGCGGAAATTGTTATCCTGTTAGATGATTCTGGAAGCATGACAACAAAAGACGCGCCAAACGACATGTCAAGAAAAGAAGCTGCAAAAGCAGAACTTAAGCGATTGCAAAAACAACATCCCGGCAAAATTGCATTGATTTGTTTTGCTGATGATGTTGTTTTTTGTCCACATGGCGACGTGCAATATTGCGGTGGCAGTACCGATATGGCTAAGGCATTGCAATTTGTAAAAGTAGCTGATGATTGTGGTTTAAAAATCATTCTAGTGTCAGATGGTGCGCCAAATGATGAACGGGAAACATTGAAAGTGGCGGCTACTTTTACAAGCCGGATTGATTGTATTTACATTGGCCGTGAAGGTGGCAGTGGTCAAGAGTTTTTAGACAAACTTATGAGTGTTACGGGTGGGAAGCGGTTTGAAGCGGATGCGCCCGGTATGTTGGGGGCAGGCGTAGAATTGTTGTTAAAAGGTTAAAATGCTAATTAGAGATCATTTTCAAAACTTCAAAGGCTACCAAATACCACGCGCTCAACTGGTAATTGCTGACATTCCGTACAACATAGGGATTGACGCCTACGGCTCTAACCCACAATGGTATGTCGATGGCGACAATAGCAATGGGCAATCCGAGCTTGCGGGTAAAAAGTTTTTTGCAACGGATGACAACTTTAACTCAAATGAGTTCATGCACTTTTGTAGTAAGCTGATGAAGAAGGAGCCAAAAGAACGAGGGCAAGCCCCCTGCATGATTGTTTTTTGTTCCTTTGAGCAACAGCCGGGAATTATAGAGCTAGCCAAAAAGTACGACATTAATAATTATATTAATCTTGTTTTTCGCAAAAACTTTAGTGCGCAGGTGCTGAAGGCGAATATGCGGGTAGTGGGTAATGCAGAGTACGCGCTAATCCTTTATCGTGACAAGCTGCCAAAGTTTAACAATAACGGCAAGATGGTTTTTAATGTTATGAACTGGATTAGTGACGATACGAAAAGTCCGTTATACCGCAAGATACATCCGACCCAAAAGCCTGTAAAACTGTTAGAGCGGTTGATTGAAATCTTTACAGACGAAGGCGACGTAGTGATCGATCCGGTTGCTGGAAGTGGGTCTACCATTATTGCGGCTGAAAATTTAGGACGTAAGGGATATGGTTTTGAAATAGATAAAAATTTATATGCCGATGGGAAAAAGTGGGTTGATGACTACACCAAATACCGTGAAGAAATTAAGGCATATGGGTTTTCTCCCACATTAATGAAAGAGCAAAATCCAGGTCAACAAAACTTATTTGATGTGTTGCTTACAAAAAATAATACAGAATAGATTTATTGTCTTGAATTGGCAAATATGATAAAATATTAAGATGGTATGGAAACCGGAATACGCAAAAAGTAGACGAGAAAAATATCAATCCGATCCAGAGGAACGCGCTAGGCGAAAGGCTCAAAGTCGCTTGCCAGAAGAAAACAAGAAATACATGCGCCAATACTATCAAGAAAACAAAGAACGATGGGTAGAATGGCAAGAAGATTACAAAGAAGAGAAAAATAGGCGCAGAAGGGAACGATATGCAAACGATCCTGAATATCGTGAAAAGTGCCTAGAAGCCTCAAAAAACAGAAGCAAACGTAGCCGAATAAACACTAGACTTAAATCGGCATTTGGAATTGACATAGAAGATTATGAAAAAATGCTTGAAAAACAAAATGGCACATGTGCTATTTGTGGAGCTACACAAGCTGATGCAAGAAAACACAGATTACATGTAGATCACTGTCATGATACTGGCAAGGTAAGAGGATTGCTTTGCTCAAATTGCAATATGGGATTAGGTAAATTTCAAGATGATTTACAACTTCTGAAAAATGCCGTTAGCTATTTAGAAAACCCAACATGGAATGGAAAATGAATCAACCAGACAAATACCAAAAAAGATGCCTAACAACGTGGTTTGATGACAAAATACCAATGAAAGATCATATGTTGCATGTAGCCATCGGCATGGCAAGCGAGGCGGGTGAGTTTGCCTCATTAGTGGATAAGCAAGCCTATAAACCATCTAAGAAAATCACTAGGGAGCAAATGATTGATGAGTTAGGAGATTTGTTTTACAACGTGGTTATTGCGGCTTATTTGTTGGGCATTACAGTAGATGAGCTTGATGCGGCCAATGCAGAGAAATTAAAGGACGGTCACGGCTGGATTTAGAAAATAACGAGAAATAAGCAAAATAAAACGGAATTATATACTTGACAAAACCAAGCTAAAATGCTAAAATAGGTGCATATTAGTTAAAGGGTGTAAATCCTAGCCCTTACCGTTTGTTCCCCCACTAGCCAAAAATCAACCAGTGGGGGTTAGCGACGATATGACCGCAATAATTACGGCCGTTGGTGTGATAATCACGAGGATTAACACGGTGGCACCTCCGTTTGGAGGATTAAAACCGCGTGGCACTGTCAACAGTTTACAAACTATTGACAATGGTGATGCACTTCCATATACTTTGTGTGACCAGCAAAAAGCATATGGTGATTTTAATCACCCCGCTATAAGAGTCTCGCCCTGTGCGAGGCTTTTGTTTTGACACCTCAATTGTACTTCCCAAAGTTTTGATGTAAAGGGTCAACACAGATCATTGACAGATCGTTTCTTTTTTGATTTGAAAGGATCGGAAATGATCAGTGTCAATAACTAAATGATCTAAATTGATCAGAAATGATCAAAAAATCCCTCGATCATTTCTGATCGTTTTTGTCTAAAATAGCATTCATGGCTTTTTCATTTTCACAAAGCTATGAAGGAACGCTTCTACTTGAAAGCCGACCACCTCTTTTGTATCGGGTCGATATAAAAGAGCTACATGATCATCGATGTAATGAACAACTGTTTCAATCGTATTCGGTACAAAGGTCAACATTAAGTTATCACTATATGCATCATAGCGCATAAACGTAAACTGACCTTGCTCAACATATTTTGCGAGTTTTGTTGTCTTCAAGGATGCGGTATCAACTAATCGCTCTTGGGCCATATCCAAACCTCCCCTTCTTTTGTCGAATCTGTCGGGAATGCAGTTATCACTTGATCTGGTTCGGTATCTGAAACCTTAACTACAACTTTTAGCAAACGTCCTTTCTTTGTTTGCCGTTTATAATAAACATGCCGATCTTCAAAATCGGGGTCTTGAAATATACCATACGTGGGGGCTTTAATTACTGCAATAATCCTTTGTTCCCAGTTCTCCATCCAAGCTCTACTAGCTAAGATATGTTCATACCAGCAACGCTTTGTGCAAATTACTGTACGCCCTCTAGGGTCTATTGTTTCAAATAAAGTATCATTGCGTACAGACACTCATCCTACCCCTGTTACATTAAATAAACGATTAAGATTCGACTTTTACTGCATTTTGAGGACGCAACAGAACATATAATCACTTTACATTATACAATAGGTGTTGTCAACATTTCCACAACTGGCCTTAATGTGGGTTTGCGAAGTATATAAATCCGAAATAAAAACCCTCTTAATCGAGGGTTTTTTTATTCGTTCAAAAATTCTATTCTTGATTTTGGGTAATCGTCTGGCATCTCCGAAAGTTTTACTTGTTTCACAAGTAATCCCCCTGCAATCCATGTTAATGTTTTCTGCTCAATTTCTGCACGTTTTCTAAAACGGTTT